TTACCATGTTAACCGCAATACTGATCACAATGGTGGAGGCATCATTAACATCTTGGTTACCGTCATCGATCCGACGCCTGGAAGCACATATACGCCGATCACCTTCACGGTCCTTTAACTTAGAAAACGCAGGAGGCTGAGGGAATGCTCCGAATTACTATACCCGCTTCCGAAGGTTGGGATGAGGGAAAGCAAGAGTTTGTCTATTCGAAAGAGCAAACTTTGCAACTGGAGCATTCCCTCGTCTCTCTTTCAAAATGGGAATCAAAGTGGAATAAACCGTTTATTTCTTCCAAGGAGAAAACCTTCGAGGAGACTATAGACTATATAAAATGCATGACAATCACCCAGAACGTTAATCCAGAAGTTTACGGTCGTCTTACGGCTCAGCTCATAAAAGAGATCAACGAGTATATTGGTGCTCCGATGACCGCAACTACCTTCTCCAACGAACCAAAGGGCGGAAGGAACCGAGAGCAGATCACGTCGGAGCTTATTTACTATCGGATGATTGTCTACAACATACCGTTCGAATGTCAGAAGTGGCATTTGAACAGGTTGCTAACTCTTATTCATGTCTGCGAGATCAAGAGCCAGAAACCGAAGAAGATGAGTAAGAGTGAGATTATGAGTCGAAACGCTGCGTTGAATGCAGCTCGAAGAAAGCAACTTAATACGAAGGGATGATTGCTATGGACGTTAGTTCTATTTTCACCGAGTACATCAGTGTTCTCACGCTTGTTATTTGCATGTGCGTTGGATACGTTGTCAAGAACATTATTCCGAACGAAAAGGTCAATCGTTTCATTCCTCTTATCGCAGCTACTCTTGGCGTTGTCATTAATGTGTGGGTTGCTATGGATTTCACCCCTCAGGTTATCACTGCCGGTCTTGTTAGCGGTCTCGCTTCTACCGGTATGTATGAGCTTGTCGATCAATTTATCAAGCTTGCCGATACGACTGGCAACAAGGACTGATCTAAATGATCACGTTCAGGCAAAAGGGCGACTTCTCTAAGCTTACTCGTTACTTTGAGAGGGTCAAAGAGGCTGCACGACTTGGTTGTCTTGACAAGTACGGTCGAGCTGGAGTTGCCGCCCTTGCGTCTGCAACGCCGGTCGAAACAGGAGTTACTGCGAACTCCTGGTACTACGATATCAGCCACACTAACGGGTCAGCAACAATCTCTTTTTATAATTCGCATGTTAACAAGGGTGTTCCTATTGCGATCATCTTACAGTATGGTCATGGAACTGGTACCGGAGGATGGGTACAGGGTAGAGACTACATAAATCCCGCCATCCAACCTATTTTCGATGAGATCGCCGAAGAGGCTTGGAGGGAGGTTACCAATCTATGAGCAAAAAGGTTGATGAGCGCGTTGTCGAGATGCGATTCGACAACAAGGATTTCGAATCAAACGTTAAAGCATCCATGTCAACGCTCGATAAACTTAAGCAAAGTCTTAAGCTAAAGGACGCCGCCAAGGGTCTCGAGAACGTCGGAAACGCTGCTAAGAAAGTCGACATGGGCCCGATCGGCAAAGGTATTGAAACCGTTCAGGCAAAGTTTTCTGCAATGCAAGTTGTGGCCATGACGTGCCTTTCTAACATCACAAACGCTGCGTTTAATGCCGGAAAGCATATTGTCTCGGCCCTTACTATAGAACCAATCATGTCTGGTTTCCAGGAGTACGAGACTCAGATCGACGCAATTCAGACGATTCTGGCGAATACCAAGAATAAGGGAACCACTCTTGATCAGGTGAATTCAGCTCTTGATGAGCTTAACTATTATGCCGATAAGACCATCTACAACTTCACAGAGATGACTCGTAACATCGGTACGTTCACCGCAGCCGGCGTCGACCTCGATACTTCTGTATCGGCAATCAAGGGTATTGCAAATCTTGCAGCTCTTTCTGGTTCGAACTCACAGAAAGCATCGACTGCAATGTATCAGCTTTCTCAGGCGCTTGCTTCTGGAACAGTAAAGCTTCAGGACTGGAACTCTGTTGTTAATGCTGGCATGGGTGGTCAGGTCTTCCAGGAAGCCTTGATGGAAACCGCTCGTGTTCATGGCATCGCCATTGACGACATGATTAAAAGCGAAGGCTCTTTCCGCGAGACGCTTCAAAAGGGATGGCTGTCTTCGGAGATTCTTACCGAGACGCTTGCCAAGTTCACAGGCGATCTTACTGAAGCTCAGCTTACGTCAATGGGCTATACCGAAGAGCAAGCTAAGAAGATCCTCGAACTCGGTCAGACTGCAAACGACGCGGCGACTAAGGTTAAGACGTTTACTCAGCTTTGGGACACTCTCAAAGAGGCTGCTCAGTCCGGATGGACGCAGAGCTGGGAAATCATCATCGGCGATTTCGTAGAAGCTCAGGAGCTCCTTACCGAAATCAGTGATACGGTAAGCGAGTTTATTAACAAGCAAGCTGAAGCTCGCAATAATCTGCTTCAAGGATGGAAAGACCTTGGAGGAAGAACCGCCCTGATCGATTCTTTCCGAAACGCGTTCGAAGGCATCGGTTCGGTCGTAAAGCCGATATCGGAAGCTTTTAGGGAGATATTTCCACCGATAACCGCGAAGCAGCTCTATAACTTTACAGTCGGACTTAAGAAGCTTACCGAGCATCTTAAGATCAGCGGAGACACAGCCAATAAGCTTAAGAGAACCTTTAAGGGCGTATTCTCCATTTTCTCCATCGGCATCGATGCTATCAAGGCGCTTGGAAAGGGCGCGTTTGAACTTATCGGGCATTTTTCCGGTATGGAAGGAGGCGTCCTTGGCGTAACCGCATCTATCGGTGATTGGATTTCTGGACTTAGAGACTCTATCAAGGAAACGGATCTATTCGGAAAAACTGTCGAAAAGGTAACTAAGTTTCTCGGTAAGATAGTCGATGGCATAAAGGACTTTGGGAAGTCTGTCGCTGAAAGCTTTGCTAGCGGAGCCACCGGCGAAGGTCTCGTAGGACTGTTCGAATCACTTCTTGGGCTCGTGTCTAAGTCTGGGCAGGCTTTGGTGGAAGGCCTCGTGTCGTTTAGCACCGCTATAGGCAAAGCCATCAACGAAGGCGGCTTCTTTGAGATCCTTAACGGCACTTTGTTTGCCGGAATTCTTAAGAAGTTTAACGATTTCCTTTCTGGATTTAAAAAGGGCGGCGACGAGTCCGAAGGCATCATGGACAAGATCAAGGGAATGCTTGACGGCGTTCGTGACAGCCTTAAGATATGGCAGAGTCAGCTCAAGGCTTCGACGCTTATGACACTCGCCGCCGCTGTTGGTATTCTCGCCGGTTCGTTGCTTATGCTCTCCAAGATCGACGCAGATTCTATGGCTAAGGCTCTCGCGGGTCTTAGTGGTCTGTTCGCAGAGTTGCTCGTAGCTTTCAAAATACTGAACAAGATTGACAGTAGCATGACTGGCGTTATTCGCACGTCGGCCATGATGATCGGATTGTCGATATCTATAACGATTCTTGCTTCTGCTTTGAAGAAGCTTTCGACACTCGACATGACCGGAATTGCTAAGGGTCTTGTCGGTATTGGCGGACTTATGGCCGAGCTTTCGCTATTCGTCAACAAGACGAAGTTTAGCGGAAAGATGATAGGCACCGCGACCGGCATCATGATTCTTTCCACTGCGATGCTCGTTCTTGCTTCCGCCGTTAAGAAATTTGGAGGTATGAAGTGGGGCGAGATAGGCAAGGGCCTGGCCTCTATCGGCGCCCTTCTTACCGAAATCTCGCTCTTTACCAAGCTTACTGGTAACGCGAAGAAACTTGTGTCTACTGGCGCCGCTATGGTTCTCCTTGGCGCTTCGATGAAGATATTTGCTTCTGCCGTCAAGGACTTCGGCTCTATGGATTTTGGAACTATCTGTCGAGGGCTTCTCGCTATGGGAGGAGCGTTGGCCGAGGTCGCCGTTGCTATGCGGTTCATGCCGTCCAACATGTTTGTTGTTGGTGCCGGTCTTATAGTCGTCGGATCGGCTCTTAAGATCGTGGCAAGCGCCCTATCAGATTTCGGAGGTATGAGCTTCGATAAGATCGGTAAAGGCCTCGTCGCAATGGCTGGCGCTCTTGCCGAACTTTCAATCGCGCTCAACCTCATGAAGGGTACCGTCTCTGGTGCAGCCGCACTTATTCTTGCGGCCGGAGCGCTTTCTATTCTCACCCCCGTGTTGAAGGGGCTTGGGAGTATGAGCTGGGGGTCAATAGCAAAGGGTCTTATTGCTATGGCTGGCGCGTTTACTGTTATTGGTGTTGCGGCGACGCTTCTCACCCCTGCGATTCCGGCGATTCTCGGTATTTCTGCCGCATTCTTGATGCTTGGGACCGGAGTTGCTGCTATTGGTTATGGCGTTGCCCTGTTGAGGGTCGGAGATGCTATCGGAGCAATCGCTGGAATGATCCCTGGCTTTTCTACGTCTATGGCAAGCTTTGTTGCAGGTCTTAAGATTTTGCTTCTCGGCATCATCGATCTTATTCCGTCGATGGCTGAAAAGATAGCAGAAGGTGTTGTTCGATTCGCTAAAGCTATTGGTGAGGCGGCGCCTCAATTAGCCGATGCGTTCCTTAAGCTTATTTCTGGTGTTCTGGATTCGCTTAAGGAATACGCGCCAAAGATCATTAACACTTTGCTCGATCTTATTATCGAGATCATTAATGGTCTTGCTGATCATATTCCGTCGCTCGTTCAGGCTGCCATGAACTTTATAGGCAAACTGTTTGAAGGAATCGCATCCGCTCTTAGTAACATCGACACGGAAAGCCTTCTCAAGGGGACGATTGCCGTTGGAATCATGACCGCGATGATGTATGCGCTTTCTGGCGTTGTCGCGCTTGTTCCTTCCGCCATGGCTGGTATGCTCGGCGTTGGGGCTGTTATTGCCGAGATGGCACTCGTCCTCGCGGCCGTTGGTGCTCTTAAGCAAATTCCTGGCCTCGATTGGCTTATCGGAGAGGGCGGAGAGCTTCTCCAGACTATCGGCACGGCAATCGGCAAGTTCGTAGGAGGCGTAGTCGGAGGCGTTGGTCAGGGTCTTTCTGGATCGCTTCCTCAGATCGCCTCAGATTTGTCTACGTTCATGAAGAATCTTCAGCCGTTCGTCGATGGCGCAAAGAATCTCGATCCGTCCATGCTAGACGGTGTAAATGCTCTTGCTAAGACGATTCTTATCCTTACGGCAGCTGAAATCGTCGACGGAATTGCTTCGTTCCTTGGCGGAGGATCGTCCCTTACTAGTTTTGCCGAGCAACTTGTTCCGTTCGGTAAGGCTATATCTAAGTTCTCTGATACCGTTAAGGACGTCGACGCCGAAAATGTTCAGGCCGCAGCAAATGCCGGCAAGATGCTTGCTGAGATGTCTGCTACTCTTCCTAAAAGCGGCGGGTTGGTAAGCTTCTTCTCCGGAGACAGTGATATTTCTGAATTTACCGAGCAGCTCGTTCCGTTCGGTAAGGCTATGTCCAAATTCTCAAATGTCGTAAAGGATGTTGATCCGGCGGCCGTCGAGGCTGCTGCTAATGCCGGAAAGATGCTAGCCGAGCTCGCACAATCTCTTCCCAACAGTGGCGGAGTGGTCGGCTTCTTTACTGGGGAAAACGATCTTTCGTCGTTTGGTGAACAGCTTGTTCCGTTCGGCAAGGCGATGGCAGAGTTCTCGAATGTCGTAAAGAATGTTGATCCGGCGGCCGTCGAGGCTGCTGCTAATGCCGGAAAGATGATGTCCGAGCTTGCCAAAACTATTCCTAATAGTGGCGGCGTGCTTGGTTTCTTCGCTGGAGAGAACGATCTTTCGTCGTTTGCCGAGCAGCTTGTTCCGTTCGGCAAGGCGATGGCAGAGTTCTCCAATGTCGTGCAGGGCGTCGACCCATCGGCCGTTGAAGCTGCTGCTAACGCCGGAAAAATGATGGCCGAGCTGGCTACTTCGCTTCCTAATTCTGGCGGTGTTATTTCGTTCTTCACTGGGGAAAACGATCTTTCGTCGTTTGGTGAACAGCTTGTTCCGTTCGGAAAGGCGATGGCAGCGTTCTCCAACTCTGTAGTTGGTCTAAACGTTGACGCTGTTGAGGCCGCCGCTAATGCCGGTAAAATAATGGTTGCACTGTCCACTACAATTCCTAATAGTGGTGGAGTCCTTTCGTTCTTTACTGGCGAGCACGATATGGCTGCGTTTGGAGCCCAGCTTGTTCCATTCGGCGCTTCAATGAAGGCGTTCTCTAACTCTGTAGTTGGTTTAAATGTGGAAGCTGTCGAGGCCGCTGCAAATGCCGGTAAAATAATGGCGGAGCTGTCAACTACAATTCCTAATAGTGGAGGAGTTATCAGCTTCTTCATGGGCGATAAAGACATGGCCACTTTCGGCACTCAGCTTGTCTCGTTTGGTCAAGGAATGAAGAGATATTCCGAGGCTGTTTCCGGAATGGACGTCGAATCCGTTACCGCTTCGATTGGTGCCGCAAAGGCGCTCATTAAGCTTTCTGATAGTATCCAGAACAACAGCGGCGGATTCTTTAGCATATTCACTGGTGATAATAGTCTCGCTAGTGTTGCCGAGCAGCTTGTTCCGTTCGGTAAGGCTATGTCAAAGTATGCCGGCTCTGTCTCTGGAATGGATGTTGGCGCTGTGAGTAGTTCCGTAGCGGCCGCTAAGTCGATACTAAGCTTCATGAACAACATCGGCGATGTTAATTCTGGCAGCGTTGCTGGATTCGTAGAGGCGCTTAACACACTCGGAACCGCGAGTGTTCAGAAGTTCATCACCGCATTTCAAAATGGAGCTGGGCAGGCTTCTGCAGCAGTTACCAACATGATCTATACTGCCGCCATCGCTGCTAATGGTGCAGCACCGATGTTTGGTGCCGCCGGTGCCGCTATGATGAACGCTCTTTCTTCGTCGTTCATAGCTAATTCTGGCTTACTCGCGTCGGTCGTCACGGTTTCCGTTGCTTCCGCGGCAAGTGTTGCCCTATTAAGCGTTGGTCTTTTCCAAGCGGCCGGCAATGGAATGGCTCTCGCGCTTGTAAACGGCGCTCAGATCATAAGAGCGCAGCTCCCTCCGATCTTTGCTGTTACTATGGCCACGTGCGTTGTGACTGTCATAAACGCCGTTCCGCTGTTTTATAGTGCGGGCGGTCTTATCTCCAGTCAATTCGCGAACGGAATTCTCGGAGGTATCAGTGGAGTGATTAGCGCGGTAAAAAGCATGACCAGTGCGGCAAAAAGCGCTTGCAATGCCGATTACTCCTCGTTCTACAACGCTGGTGTGTACGTCGCTCGAGGTTTCGCGAGTGGCATACAATCCGGAAGCTTTGCGGCTGCTACTGCTGCTAGGGCTATGGCCTTGGCTGCTAAGCGCGCGGCGGAGTCCGCTCTCGATGAGCATTCTCCTTCTAAGGTGTTTAAGAAGATAGGCGCTTACGCATCAGAGGGTATGGCCATCGGTATCGACGAGAAGGCTCATTACGCAGAGAATTCTGCCGAGGCTATGGCTAATGGCGTTATCGATGGAGCCAAGACTGCGGTTTCCGGAATCGGCGGCATTATCTCTAACGGGCTTGATATCGAACCTAGCATAAGCCCTGTTGTTGACATGACAGGCATTAACGCCGGTCTTGACATCAAAAGTCTTAACGCTACGGTCGACATGCTTATCAACAAGCCCGTTGAATCAATTTCTGACCTTATGGCCGAAACACAGTACGCCATTAACGCTAGCAACATGGAAGTTATTGATGCGATCAACGGTCTTCGTGCGGATCTTAACGCTCTTTATGAGGCCGATGACTCTGAGCTTGCTCTGTACATTGATAGCAAGAAGATCGCTAGCACAATAGCTAAGCCGATGAACCGTCAGCTTAGCATACTCGCTAAGAAGGGAGGCTACTAATGCAATATCCTAACATGCCAAAGAATCGCCTAATTGTCGGCGGCGTTGATCTTACTCAAGAGTTCAAAATGGTTTTGGAGGACGGCTATACATTAGAGCCTCCCGAACCTAAAACGTATACCGTTGACGTTCCGTATGCCGATGGGTCCATAGACCTGACGGAATCCTTGTATGGAGATGTGGCTTACAATAATCATAAGCAGGAGTTCACGTTTTACGTAATTGACGACCAGAACGTTGAGCAAACCAAGACAAAGGTAAGCAATTTTCTCCACGGCAAGGCGTTCGACTATCAGATGACTATGGACCCCGGTTATACCTATCACGGTCGTTTTAGGGTTTCGAGCTATACTCATGCGACATATCCTCGTGGATTCGTAACTTGTATAAAGATCACAGTCGACGCAGAACCGTACAAGAAGAAGCCCGATAAGATCTACAAGATTAACGCCAACGGAGGAAAGATTATCCGATTGGAAAGTGGCCGTAAGCGAGTTCAGCCTACGTTTGAATGCTCTAATCCAACAGTCATCGGTTTTGGAGACAAGGAATATCTGCTTCCGCAGGGTTCGTATAAATGTCCTGACGTGTGGTTCACCCAAGGCTGGAACGAACTATATGTCAACTCCTGGCAGATAAACACTCTCACTTGGAACGAGCTTGACTCGTTGCGAATGACTTGGAATGATGCCGAGAAGTATCGTTGGTTCGAACTCGAAAAGTATGGCACATCCGGAGACATATCCGGCACTACGTGGGACGAGCTTTGTGAATTCCGTTGGGACGAACTTGCTAATAAGACCTGGAACGACATCGAGTATAGCAAGAACGGCGGACGAAAGTCCGAAACCTATATTGCTTATGAATGGAGCGATTTGTAATGGCTACGACTGAAAACATCGGGCTTACGTTGTTTGAGGGCCAAGACTACGTAAGTCGAGAAGCAATCAACGCTAATTTTCAAAAGATTTCTGAGGCTCTTGGTATCGACTACGTTAAGGAGCGTGGAAAGTCGGGCGATTGGGAGTGGGTTAAGTACAATTCCGGATTCATGGAGCAGTGGATCAGTCGAAAGGCGTTTGCTAGTCAGACATTCGGAACCTACGGCAGTGAGGGTCTTAAGTGCACTCCGCTTCTTTCTTTCGGAAACTATCCGATCGCATTTACCGCACCGCCATTGTTCTTTATTTCATTCGTCGACGCTGGAGATAACGGAGGGGTCACGTTTGGTTCGTGGGTCATGAACGAGGAGCAGGGTACGGTTAATCGGCCGCCTAGGTTCCGACTTATCGACGCCAAGAACACGATCACAACCATTAATACTCCTTACTTCGGCGTCTACGCCAGGGGGTATTACAAGTAGGAGGAGTTTGCATGTATAGGGTTTTGTACGGAGATAAGCTTTTGCACGATCCTCGCTCCGACGTTTACTATCTCGCGGAGCTAAGTCTTGATCAAAATCAAAATGAGTGCGGATATTGTGAGTTTACGATGTCCCCGAGGCATCCGCTTTATGATGCTCTCGAAGAGCGAAACATGTCGAACCCTGTACGAGTTTACGACGACGAAGTCTTGGTTTTCCAGGGCTTCGTCTATGAGCTTGGCAAAGATTTCGAGACAGTGGGGGCAGTGAAGTGCAAAGGCGATCTGTCCCTGCTGTCTGATTCTAGGGTACGACCTTATTCTACAATTGAAGGAGAATACAATAGCACCGCTCCATCGGCTGTCGATGAATATTTTAAGTGGTTGATAGATAAGCATAACGAACAAGTTGGACAAGAGAAGCGTTTCACGATTGGGATTAACGAAGGGAACCTTCTCGACAAGAACAACTATATTTATCGAGAGAGCAGCGACTATCCGACCACGTTTGAAGAGCTCGACAATAAGATACTCGACGATCTCGGTGGCGTAATTCGAGTTCGATATCCTAATGGGATTCGTACTATCGATCTTATGGCCGAGTGGTATGACAGCAATACTCAGATATTTGATTTCGGCGTAAATTTGATGGATTACGACGATACCACAGACGCCAGTGAAATTTACACCGCCATGATCGCGACCGGCGCTAAGATGCGTGAGACGGATTACGATTACAATGATGGATATTTTGTAACTGGCGATTCTCGGCCTAATCCGGATAAGGAATACTACGTAAGAAAGATCCGCGAAGAAAGCGGTGAGATATATTACGAGGGGCAGAACAACTTAGAGCGATTTGAGAGCGGAACGACATATTACGAGTATGACGAGTATCTCGACGAGAGCGACGACGACCTCATGCTTACCGAACTTGATGATGGCGTCTATGCAAAAGATATAATGTACGACAAGCTTGGCGATTTGGTATATTCTCACGCCGGCGTTCAGAAGTATGGATGGATCGTCGGAAAGTATACGAACACCGATATTATCACGAGGGAAGGTCTTCTTGACGCGGCGGTCCTCGCACTGAAGGCAAGCGTGTCTCCGCTTCGAACAATCGAAGTTAAGGCTGTCGATCTTTCTCTCGCTAGCAAGAAGTATACGCCGATTCGTCTCGGAGAATATGTTCGAGTCAGGTCAAAGCCTCACAAGTTCGATAGTTATATGCTTTGCTCTAGCATCGATCTTGATCTCAGCAATCCCGAGAACTCGACATATACTCTCGGCACTACATTTGATACCTTGACCGGACAGCAGAACAAGCGAATCAAGGAACTTAACGCCGGAATCAACCATGTATACGAGCAAGCAGAACGTATCAGCGAAGACGCAAAGAACGCCGCTCTTAAAGCCGACAAAGCGGTATGCTCAACAACAGATGAGTACGCCATTTCTGATAGCTTCACTAATCCGCCAGAAACTGGTTGGTCGGAGACTACTCCGCCTTGGCAAGACGAGAATCTTTATATTTGGCGTAGGACTAAGACGATATACGGCGACCGATCCGTCGTGTATGGAAGCCCTGCCGTCATGACTGGAAACACTGGAAAAGACGGCGCCGACGCAATCACTCTTACGATTACGTCTAGCGAAGGAACGATATTTAAAAACTCAGCGATTGCTGCTACTTTAACCGCACACGTCTATAAGTCTGGCATAGAGCTTGCGTCGACCACGGATCCTACGATCGATTCTATCGGAACAATAAAGTGGTATAAGGACGGAAATCTCACGCCGGTCGCCACTGGTCGGACGCTTACGATTTCCGCCGGCGATGTTTCTGACGTTGTGACTTATACTGCTAAATTGGAGGGATGAGTATGGGGGTGAAAGCATCGGCGTCTATTACGCTTTCTTCTGTCGTTGACATAGAGGACGCGCAGCGATATTACAAGTTGCAGGAATCGACGCTCCCAAAGCCGGAAAAGCCAACGATAAATCCTCCCGAAGGATGGTCGAAGACTGAACCGGGCTATACAAATGGAAGCACGAGTTGTCTATATTTTTGTGACCTTACTGTATTTAGTGATGGGTCGTTCTCATACTCAGAGGTTTCTCTTTCTTCGAGCTATGAGGCGGCAAAGGAAGCATATAAGAAAGCGTCTTCCGCCGAAGATACCGCCGTGCAACTCGTAACGCGTGTAACAAACGCAGAGGCCTCCATTACCAAAAACTCAAGAGCCATAGAGCTTAGAGCTACTAAGACCGAGGTTACCGAGGCGGTCAATAACGTTCAGATTGGTGGAGTAAACCGAGTTTTAAATACCGGAACCCCCAAAAGCGCGTACGGCAATGGAGGAAGCAACCAGTGTACGTCGCTATACAATTTTGCAAATAGCTTTTTTATTGATATCGGCGAAAACGAGTTCGTTACCACGTCGTTCGACTGGGAAACAACCGCCACGTCAGGGCGATTTCAAATCCAAGGCGGTGGCGATCCATCTTATCCAACTTTTGATTGGGACGTCGTTGTAAACGAATCGAATACGAGCGGTCATCGTATTAGAACGACTAGAATGGCTGTCGACGCAAGGTCCGTTGCGATACGACTCGACGGTATTGACGGAACCGTGACCATTTCTAATTTTAAAATCGAAAAGGGCAATAAAGCAACCGATTGGTCTCCAGCTCCCGAGGATGTGGCCAATGACGCGACGTCTAAGGCGGACCAGGCACTCGCTTCCGCAAAGAGTTACTCCGATTCTCAGCTAAGCGTTCAGGCCGATCGCATTACTGGCGCGGTATCGCGGATCGACGCTCTTGGAGTGCGAACGTCCACGCTTGAGCAGACCGCTGAGGGTTTTACAGTAAGCTTGGGCACCGTCGACGCAAAAGCCGGAGAAGCAGCTAGTGCTGCCGCCGCTGCTAAGTCTACAGCAGACACGGCAAAGACCGACGTCTCTGTAGTCCAGCAGGGCGTCGACAGTAATGTCTCAGATATTAGAAACCTGAACGGCCGACTGACCGACGAAATCGAGGCACGGAAGAGTTTCATGCGCTTCTCGGAGGAATCTAGTGACCCGACGCTTACACTCGGGCAGACGGATTCGCCGGCGCAGGTGAAGCTTACCAACAAGCAGTTACAGTTCTTATATTTGAACTCCATCGTCGCATACATGAGCGGCGACGCGCTTCTCATCAACAATGCAAGGATATTGCAGCAGCTACAGCTTGGCGGGTTTGCATTCGTCCCGAGGGGCAACGGCAATCTCGCATTTAAGTGGGTTGGAGGCGATTCGTAATGGCAACAGTATCGTCGGGATGGGTCGCCGGCGACGACTGGCAAATCAGGCTCGACTACAGCATCTCAAATGTCAACGGCAACACGGCGCGTATCACATGCACGGCAAGCATCAACAACCGGTACGCGTCTGTCAACTCCGGCGCGGTGGTCCGCACCACGGTCAACGGAAGCACGTACCAGCAGACGATAGCACCAATCTCTGGCGCCGGAATCAAATGGGGCGCCCAGCATTCGTGGGACGTCCGCAGGAATCACAGCGACACGAACTACGGCATTAACGTCACGGCTACGATGCCCGGATCCTCGCTCTCGTCCTACAAGGGCGGCACATTCCTCAACACTTCCGTCACTGCATCTGCGGCAGACCACCACACGTTCACCTACAATGCCAACGGAGGCACTGTCAACGGCGCCGGTACTTATAGCAACACCAAGTGGTATGGCGAGCACTATTATATTCCGAACCTCACGATGGCTCGCGATGGCTACGACTTCCTGGGATGGGCTGAGAGCTCGTCCACCACGTCGGCATCCAAGCAGCCTGGTAACGAGGAGACGCGCGACCAGGACCTGACGTTCTACGCGGTCTGGAAGCGCCGTTATATTCCGCCTGCTATCGGAAAGCTTACGGCCACGCGCTCGGACTCGTCTGGCACTGCGCTGGATACTGGCACGTACGCCAAAGTCACTTGCGAGTGGTCTGTCGACACGACGCTCAAGGCCGACAACGCGGTATCCAGCGTCACGGTCGCGGCACGCAAGCGCGGGGATACCGAGTGGGGATCCGAGGTCGCTCTGACGGCTGGTGGCACCACGTCCGGCACGGCCACGGGAGTGGTCGGAACCTTCGAAGTGGGCTATGCCTACGACCTGCGCGTCACGGTCACGGATCCCGGCGGCAGCGCCACGCAGACCACGGTCGTCACGCCGTCCTTCTTCACGATGGACTTCCTCAAGGGAGGGCGCGGCATCGCCTTCGGCAAGGCGGCCACGCAGGAGGGCATCGATATCGCGATGGACGTGCAGCTGGACGGGAAAATTTATTGCTCCACCACACTGTTCTCGATGTCAATAGCCGACCGCCTTAAAAACCTCGGCGGAGAGATATACCTGAGCGACAGCATCCTGAACTACCGGTTCCTAGATGTTTACGCTGTTACGAATGACCAAGAGGTTATTTACACGCGACTGGCAGACCCGTTCGTCGGAATGAAGTTTAGCTTGAACAACACGCACATTGGATACTCAGCGATCTGGCAGCTTACAAAAGCATACCAGTTCCTTACTGAGACGATGTGCAACACGCAGTGCGACAAGATTACGCCGACGAACCTGACGTACTCGGGAACCGACGCCATGTATCGAACCGGTAACTGGAATAGCGGCTCGCCGACATCATACACGAAAAACACCGATGTTGTTGGCATCTATCGAATCGAGGGATTGCGCTAATGAAGTACATGACGATAGTCTCACAGACCCAGCCGGATGGCACGGTCAATGCTGCGATGACGGTACACGACGAGTACCAGAAGGCCGTAAGCGCCTATCACATGGAGCTCGCCTACGGAGCCGTCAGTGACAAGCTCGCCAGCGACATGGCCATGCTCGCCGACACCACCGGACACGTGTACGAGACCTGCGTCGTGCAGGGACTCGCAAAGCCGGTAGAGGCGCCTAGCGTGGCTGGCAGTGACACTGCCGAGACGACAAGCACCAGCACTACCGAAGACAAGACAACCGAGTAGAAAGAAGTTTACGTATGCAACCACCTATTTTCATTGATGTTTTTGTGCGGCCGCTCCGAGACAATGCGGTTGCGCAGGTGGCCTTCACGGCCTTCTGCTTTCTCATGATACTGGATATTCTTCTGGGATACGCGGCAGCAGTAAAGGGTAAGACCGTTGAGTCATCAAAGATGCGAGAGGGGATGTGGCACAAGACTGGCGAGATTGGCGTTATTGTTATCGGCGACGTGCTGGACGGTATGCTTCTCGGCGGCATCGACATGCCCTTCACCGCCCCAGTCACCACGGCCATGATTGTGTACCTCGCCATCAACGAGGCCGTCAGCTGCATGGAGAACGTCGTGAAGCTCGACCCGGAGCTTGGTGACAAGCGATTTTTTCGAGTGCTTATGGAAACACTGAGGGAAACCGATACGAAGGATGGGGGAGAAGCCAATGATGAGGCCTAGCCCGATGCCAACCCTGCGTATGTGCTGCATGTGTGGTTCGAGTATGGTCGAGGTAAGACGCAAGGAAAGTCGCCCCATGCGGCAGGACTGGCAGTGTCCCAGGTGCCTGCACGTGGAGCATGATGTTTATGAGGACGATGATATTTTGGAGGTCAATCATGCCAAGTATTAGCAAGGCCATTGCAGCCATGGACAAGGCTTGTCACGTCTGGAGTGTCGGCTATGACCAGTTCCAGCGCTGGAACATCTACGACGGTGGCGAGACGGACTGCTCGGCGCTCGTGATTTGGGCACTCAAGCAGGGAGGATTCGATACAGGTAGTGCGACTTACACTGGCAACCTTTCTGCCAACCTGACGTCTCGCGGATGGCGTCGCCTCGCTCCTGATCTCGGGATTCTTCAGCCTGGTGATATTCTGCTTAATGATACGCACCACGTCTGTATGGTTATTTCTGGACACGGTCGCAATGCCATCATTGCTCAGGCGTCAATCGACGAGCGTGGTAAGGCGAGCGGCGGACGCGCTGGTGACCAGACGGGCTATGAGACCAACGAACGCCGTGTTTATGATTATAGGCACGGTTGGAACTGCATCCTTAGGTATAGCGGCATCGAAGTGCCGTCATCCACCAAGAATCCTGCCGGTCGTGTCCATGTCGATGGCTTCTGGGGCGCTGAGACCACACTTGGATTGCAGGATATTCTTGGGACCACGCGCGATGGTATTGTGTCTTCTCAGGAAGTCCAGAACCGTGGAATTCTAAAAGCCTGCACCGGAGGATGGCAGTGGGTCAAGCATCCTGTGGGATCACAGCTTATCACCAAGATGCAGAAGCTTCTTGGCGTCGAGGCAGATGGAATCGTCGGTGCTAAGACTATCAATGCACTTGAGCGCCATTACGGATTCAACGCCGACGGGTTCCTCGGGAGTCCGAGCAATACCGTTAAGTCTATGCAGAAGGCTATTAACGCTGGAAAGTTCTGATAGTGGGCGATTCCGGCCCTAAATCTCGGGAGGTCCGGCATGTTATCGGAGGTGGCATGTCGGGCCTTTATCGAGAGTGCCAAATATAGGTATAAATACTCGAATGCATAATTCTAAGCCCTTAAAACGCCTTACAATAAGCCGTTTACCTGCGGTTTTATAACGCTATATTTGACGTCCTTTTGACAGCGTCGACAGAGTTTTAATAGGTTTTTGGCGGTAAAAAGCGATATTTCTATGTATCAAAGCATAGCAAAAACGTTGACGCTACGCCATTTCTAGTAAAACCCGGTTACGCCTATAACAAATGGGGCGTTTTACAGACGAGGCTTACCTATCGTTGGCACGTCAACGTTTCATGATATTTTCTTTTTTTTTGTAGTGTCATGATTGAACATCCCATGCGGACGAGAGATGTACTACGATCATTATAGATGATTCTTCTGACTACTTAGCAAAGAACGAAATTGTCCTTCGCGAAAATTACAACATATATTATGAAGAGAATGATAGAAAGTATCCAATATTTAGAAATGAATATTGGCGTGTAATAATGAATTACCACTAAGTCTAAGTTTAGAAATTGCAATTCTAAATATGATGATAACGGAAGGACCTAAGTCGAAAGATAAGGATGATTCAGAGCGTGTTAATCCGTGAGGAGGGCCACGATTGAATCGCATTCTCTTTTTTTTGTCCTTCGCGAAAATTACAATTCCTTTTATGGAGGAGAGTAGCCGATTAGGATAGTCGAGGCTACCTTAAACATAGGTTTACGCTTGGCCTATATCCTCCTCTTTTATTTTTCGATTCGAGAGGAGAGGCTTGTGTGAAGCATATTTCAGACGAGGACATCGCAACGTTATTAACCGCCGTTGCTCTAGTGGCCGTTATATTGAGGGGCTGAGCAAGTAAGATGACTAATCTAGCTTTAAAAACGTACTATTTTACATTTATAAAACCGCAGGTAAACGGCTTATTGTAAGGCGTTTTAAGGGCTTAGAATTATGCATTCGAGTATTTATACCTATATTTGATCAAAACCAGCACGCAGGTTACCGAAAAAAGATACTATTTTTGTATCGTAAAATTTCCCCGGTTGGAATTTTCGTCAAAACAATATAAAAAGGAGGAGAGATGGAACTTGCTATCACTATCGCTATCGGAATTATTGGGTTCATCGCCGGAGTCATCGTTGGGAAGCGCTCAAATAATCAATCGATTTCGGGAACTCTCAGAATTGATTCATCGGATCCGTACGACGGTCCGTACATGTTTCTTGAACTTTCGGAAGATCTTATAGCCGTATCTAAGAAGCAGCATGTCACGCTCGACGTTAGCACGGAAAGCTATATTTCGCGTAAATAGCAACTTCTGTTATGGAGGTATTAACCAGCGTTCAAAGGAGGAACGAAATGGTAGACATCGAGACCATACTCAAGGACGAAATCAAAGAAGAGTTCGAATATTTGAGAAGCATGGAGGAAGGAAGCGAAGAGTACGAGAAGACAGTACGCGGTATTACGCAGCTTATGGATCGCGCAATCGAGATTGAGAAAATCCGAAACGACAACGACAAGAAAGTCGAGGAACTGGAGGATGATCGAAAGGATCGAGTCACAAAGAACGCCATTAGCGTTGCTGGTATCGTAGTGCCTGTAGCAGTTACGATTTGGGGAACGCTGAAGTCTTTCAAGTTCGAAGAGACTGGTACCGTTACTACGATTATGGGAAAGGGGTTTGTCAACAAGCTGCTCCCTAGGAAGTAGGTATACCACCGAGCAAGGGGCTATGGAAAGTTCATAGCCTTTTGCTTTTTGAGAAGCTTGTAGTTGATGGGCACCACTAGTCGCGAAATTTGCAAATTATGTTATGGAATGGTAGGTAATTCGAAAGGAGATTACAATGGACATCAAAACACTCAGGACCTTAGGAATTATCGTCACTGTCGCTTCAGCGGCTATTTCGGTCGTTGGCGGCGTCATTAGCGATAAACAAATGGAGGCTATGATTAAGAAGGAAGTTGTTAACGTTTTTGAGAAGTACCGCGATTTCAAGTAAACAAAAGATAAGAGCCCTTATTTCAAGGGCTCTTTTCTTTCCAAAAGGAGAGTTGATATGGAAGCTGACCGCGTAGTTCGCATTATAAAGGATTACATCGAGGAATGCATACCAGAGCCGAGTATCGATCAACTTGCTGAAGGGAGCGGAACGTGCACAAGATTTAGCATAAACTCATATTCTCGATGGGCCGCGAACGAAATCTTGTCTAGATATTTGAAGGAAGCCGACCGACTTCCCGAGCATATTTCGGGACAAGAAGAGGCGTCTATTCAAGACGTAATTCAGTCATTTATCGATGAGCTCGACAATTATTTGGACACCACGACTAATTTCGGTTCGACTTTTATTTTCTTGACGGCAAGAAACACCGCCTGTGAAATAGGTTGTAGGTTTGCTTATCCTACAGAGTAAACATATTTGAAAGGGGAATTCGATGTCTGGCATGAATATTTCCAAGATTACGAAGAATGCAGGAATGGCACTTAAGAAGCATAGTCCGGAGATTCTAACGGGCATTGGTGTTGTCGGCATGATGTCGACTGTTGCGCTTGCGGTAAAAGCCACGCCAAGGGCAGCACAACTTATCGAAGAAGAGCGGTACCGTCAGAACAAGGAGCTTCTCAAAGAGGCAGAGGAGAACGGCGTAGAAGAAGTGAAGCAGATCGATCGGCTTTCTGCGATAGACACTATAAAGGCTTCGTGGAAATGCTATATTCCAGCAGCCGCAACGGGCGCCATGTCCATATTCTGCATCGTTGGAGCAAGCTCTGTAAGCGCTCGTCGAAACGCAGCTCTCGCGGCAGCATACACCATATCGGAGTCCGCTCTCAAGGAGTACCGAGACAAGGTTGTCGAAATGATCGGGGAGAAGAAGGAAAAGAATATTCGAGAAGCCATCACTAAGGATCAGCTCGAAAAGAATCCTGTTGAGAATCGCGAGGTCATCCTAACCAATAAGGGCGACACACTTTGCTACGACGTTCTATCCGGACGCTATTTTCGTTCCGACATGGACAAGCTTAATCGCTCTGTCAACGAGATTAATCGTCTGATAATCAACGACGGTTATGTTTCGCTTAATGACTTCTACGAGGAGATCGGACTCGAGCCCACAAAGCTTGGCTATGAGCTCGGTTGGCGACTTGATACCGGCGCTATCGAACTCAATTTCGACGCGCATCTCGCAACCGACGGCACACCATGCCTGGTTGTCGATTATTCGTCTATGCCTCAGTACGAGTACGATCGTTGGCTGTAGTTTCGCGAAATTTACAAGGTATTTAATGGAGGAACCATCGGGGTTCTAAGTTCGAAAGGAGATTATAATGGAGAACGAAGAGATTCTGGAAAACGAGGATATTCTGGAAGAGACCGCCGTTGAGGAGACCGCAGAGAACACTGAGAACGGTTATCTGTTGATCGCTGGCGCGATTGCTGGTATCGCAGCTGTAGGCTTTGCCGCTTACAAGGCTTACAAGTATGGTAAGAAGCATGGCATCGACAAGATCAGGAACAAGTTCGCAGCTAAAGCGGATTCCAAAAGCGAGGGTGTCGAAGAAGAGGAGGAGTAGAACGGATTCTATCGTAAGAAGTAAGATCAACAAGAACTAAAACTACATAGTTCGTCCAAGGGGAAAGTCCTGTAACAAGGGCTTTCCCTTTTGTTCTTGCGGAGAAGGATATGTACGAGTACGAGTTCGAAGGATCCGTTTACCGTTTCGATACGTGCGTTTGCCAACATTGGACCGCTGTCACATATGCGCCGTCTGTAAAGAAAGCTTTATCCAATCTTAAATATCGTTTTAAGAAAGAAAACGGATATTCGAGAAGCGCTAAAATTCACCTCGAAGGCAATCTGCATCGCGTAGAAAATTAAAAGGGGAGTCTATAATGGTCGATTACAAGTCTAACTCGCACAAGTCGAAGGAAGAGAATAAGGCCGACGTTCCTGAAAAGAAGGTTGAGAAGGTCATATCAGGAACTGCCAGGACCAAGAAGAAAAGCGAGTTTTCTAAGTTTGCGAATACTTTTATTTCTGAGGACATCCAAAGCGTTAAGGATTATATTCTGATGGACGTTCTCGTTCCGGCGGTAAAGAAAGCTATTTCGGACGTCGTAACAAACGGCATCGACATGATTCTCTACGGAGAATCCGGAAGCAAGAAGAGCAGTTCCACGTCTTCTAAGGTTTCTTATCGCAGTTATTACGATAGGCCAAACGATCGAGAGCGTCATAGGAGTTCCAGCTTCGATTACGACGATATTCTGTTCGATAGTCGAGGAGAGGCCGAGAGCGTTCTCGATAGGATGGACGAGCTTATTTCTACGTATGATGTCGTAAGTGTTGCCGACTTCTACGAGCTCGCTGATATTACCAACGAGAATTATATGAACAACAAGTATGGATGGAAAGATATTCGGAGCGCTAAGATCGTCCGTACTCGTGACGGATATATGATTCGTATGCCTCGAGCTCTTCCAATCGATTAAGGAGATATCTTATGAGTGACATGGTCAATCATCCCGGGCATTATATTTCTGAGAACGGCCTCGAGACGATCGATGTTATCGAGGCCTTTACCTCCGATCTCGTTGGAATCGAGGCTACGGACACTGGGAACATCATAAAGTATATTTGCCGATGGAAGCGCAAGAACGGCTTGCAAGACCTCATGAAGGCTCGCTGGTATCTCGATCATCTCATTAAGCATGTCGAGGAGGGGAAGACGTCGTGAGCGTAATGTCATTCGACATAGATCGTAGTCATAGCGTAGGCGCTCTGCACTTCACGCACGAAACTACGATATATTACGATCCCGATACGAAAAAGTGGTTTGGAACTGAGATAAACTCCGATGGTTGGGACGATCTAGACGACGAAACCGTCTATAAGATTGTCAAGGAACACAAACTTTACGAAAAGATCTAAAGGAGTAATGATCATGAACCTGAATATCAGCAAGTATTTTTACAAGGCTGGTTTCCAGCTCAAGAAGCATAGCCCTGAGATTCTTGTTGTCACCGGCGCTATTGGCGTAGTAACTAGCGCAGTCATGGCGTGCAAGGCGACAAGGAAGATCGATGATATTCTCGACGAGACTAAGAAGGCCGTCGACGCAATTCACGAATGCTCTACTAACGAGAATTTCAAGGACGAGTACAGCGAAGAGGACGCTAAGAAGGACCTTGTTATCACGTACAGCCGAGCGGCGATAAACTTCGCAAAGCTTTACGGTCCGTCTGTTGCTCTCGGAGCACTGTCTCTTGGCTGCATTTTTGCATCTAACAATATTCTTCGTAAGCGCGGCATTGCTATCGCGGCTGCTTACACCGCCGTCGATACCACGTTCAAGGAGTACCGTAAGCGTGTCGTCGAGCGTTTCGGAGAGGAAGTCGATCGAGAGCTCAAGTATAATCTCAAGGCGAAGAAGGTAACCGAAAAGGTCGTAGATGAGGAGACCGGAGAGACTAAGAAGGTAAAGAAGACCGAGTACACCGCTGAGGACCCTAACGGCTATAGCGATTATGCTCGTTTCTTCGATGAGTACTGCAACGGTTGGGAGAAGGACCCCGAGTACAACCTTATGTTCCTTCGCACGCAGCAGTCCTACGCAAACGATCTTCTGAAGTCTCGCGGTCATCTGTTCCTGAACGAGGTTTACGACATGCTCGGAATTCCTCGCACTAAGGCCGGCCAGGTTGTCGGTTGGGTTTACAATGAGGACAATCCTGTCGGCGACAACTTCGTTGATTTTGGCATTTACGATATTAATCGTGAGACTAATCGCGATTTCGTGAACGGCTACGAGCGTTCCATTCTTCTCGACTTCAACGTTGACGGGAATATTTGGGACCTCATTTAAGTCATATTCGTTAGTTTTATAGGCCGCTCTCGGGTAATCCGGATATCTGGGAGCGGTCTTTTGTTTCAAAAGGAGAGAACAATGAAGGCATCGACTATCATTAAGGTTGCTTCTGCTGTTGTGGCAGTCGCAGCTGCTGGTGTCGCCATTTATAACAAGACCAAGGCCGAGAAAATCCACGAAGAGTTCGTTAACGCTAATGAGGATAACGTCGACGAGTTTACCGCTGAGGCAGTTAAGGAGAAGGTCGACGAGATAGACGAGGCTCTTAATGTGTCCGACGTCGCTTTTCGTATAGCTATCGGAGCAGCCTGCGTGTTCGCCGGTGCCGTTGTCGGCGATGCCCTTTATCGTTACAAGCTTATCGATATGAGGCACGACGCCGAAACCGCTAAGACGTTCATTCTCGAAAACTATCGGCACGCGATAAACGATGGGAACATTCCAAATCTTACGAAGTCTTCGGAAAACGTCGACGAGATGGCCGCCATCGCCCTCGAGGTCGAAAAAACGATAATCGACAAATATGCTGGAATGGTAGACAATCCCAACGAGTTCAAGAATGCCGTTTATAAGCTCGGGTCCTGTGGCGTTGCCGTTGGGATCACCTCGACCGTAAATTGGCTCGACATGGTTGTTTCTGACTGCGATACGATTCTCTCGAACAACGCTCCTAAGGCGGCGATGTAACCATGTCTAAGACCGGATATTCTATCTTCGAAAACAACTCTGTCGCTAAGAACGGACGAGTCGCAGAAACGCAAGGCGTTATATGGTCGAAAGCAGCCGCTCAAACAACGCGCAACGTAAACGGCTTTAATAAGAAGTTTAAAACCGTTATAGAAGAGACGTTCGAAATCTGGAAACCCATATTTGAAGACGTTGCTGGCCACATTGAAAACTATAAGGGTGCGATTTACGCAGGAACGATTGCGATTGTCATATACGCTGGAGTCGTTTATGCGCGCAAGAAGAAGGAGGGTTCGCCGAATGAATAAAAGCATATTCGTAGCTTTTGTGGCTGGGGCTGCCGTTGGTGCGGCCTCGGCTTTTTATTATGCTAAGAAGTATTACGAGCGTATTGCTCAGGAGGAGATTGATTCAGTAAAGGCCGAGTTCTCCTCTCGTAAGAAGCGTGAATCTATCGAGCACGTCGAAGAGACCGAGGGCCCGTCCGAGGACGACGAGGAGGATCCCGGTAGCGCCGAGACTCGTGGTGGAGAAGACGAGGAGAAGCGGTATTACAACGAATACGCTCAGCTGCTTCACGATAACGGATACGCCGTTTGGAGCAAGGACATCAACGAAGATGCCAAGAAGGACTTCCCCTACGTCATATCTCCAGACGAGTACGGAGACATATTTGACTACGATCAAATAGAGTACACGTATTACGCTGATGATATTCTCGCTGACGAAAACAACGACGTCGTTACGGATTGGCAGCGTTATATGGGAGAAGACGCACTCAATCATTTCGGCGAGTATGAGGAGGATTCGGTTTATATTCGAAACGACATGCTCAAGACCGAGTATGCCGTTCTTCTCGACGAGCGTAAGTACGTCGACGTTATGAGCGAGTATCATCCAGAGAAACTTGATAATATCCCGTCTATTGACGAAGAGGAGGATGAATGACACGAGATGATATTTGCAACGAGTATTTCGAGTGGATGTACCAAATCGTATGCAACGATAAGTACAATAGGAAAACTACTTATCGAAAGCTCTTGCAATTTTTGCACATGACAGAGTTTGTTTTTCTGATGACTAAGGATCGCAACCGAGAGGTTGATGGACGATATTTGCGTTTCCGTTTCGCTAACGAGCGTGGATACGGAGATGACGTCGTATTCGATGCTCTGGACGACGGACGGCATTGCAGCGTTCTCGAGATGATGATTGCTCTTGCCATTCGATGTGAAGAGCATATTATGGAGAACGACGAAGCCGGAGATCGAACCGGACAATGGTTCTGGGGTATGATCGTGAACCTCGGGCTCGGATCTATGACGGATAGAAAGTTCGATAAGGCTTACGCTCGTAAGGTCATCGACACATTCCTTAATCGCGAATACGATCCAGACGGTCGCGGAGGCTTGTTTACGGTAGAGAATTGCGACAAGGACATGCGAGACGTCGAAATTTGGTACCAGATGTGCTGGTATCTTTCTGATATTTGGGATTGCTAAAGAGGAGTAGCCATGGGAAAAATCGCTTCTAAGCTCGGCACTGTTAAGGAGAAGATTAAGACGGCGATTAATAAGAGTGTTGAGACTGTTAATAGTGTCGTCGACAAGGCAGTCGGCACGAAGGACGCTTGCTTTAAGACGGGGCTTATGCTGCTTTGTCTTGGAGCAGGCCTTATCATCTACGCCAAGTCTCTTACCATTGTCGGTTAGATTTCCCAGCTATATTCGCATCTAGAAAGAAAGGATAGGATTTTGTTGGTAGAGACATTCGATCATATTTTCGGCCAACTCGATAAGCTTGAATTCGCTATTGCAAAGCAGAAGCGAATCGACCATAAGTTTGTTATATTTGCTGTTGCGATGACGGCTTATGTCTTCGTCGAAGGGTGCCTTAGACGAGACCAAGAAGAGAAAATCGAAAAGCTTACTGATGAGATCAAGGAGCTTAAGCATGTGAAAGGGGAATAAAGCATCATGGTCGACTTCCTGATGATTTCAACCAGGTCCACCAAACGTGGTGCAACGGAGATATACCCCAAGTTTATCATCAAAAAGTCCAAAGATCTTATGGTGCGAGGCGGCGATTTTTACGCTGTCTGGCTCGAAGACTTGGGGCTCTGGTCCACGGATGAGCAGGACGCCTTGCAGCTCATTGACGTAGAACTTGATAAATACGCAAAAGAGAACAAGGAGAAAATCGAAGGAAGTGTTCGAGTTCTTCATATGTGGGATGCCGAATCGGGAATGATCGACTCGTGGCATAAGTATTGTCAGCGTCAAATGCGAGACAATTATCACGCTCTTGATGAGACTCTCATGTTTTCCAATGCGATTACTAAGCGGAGCGATTATGCAAGTAAGAGGCTCAGCTATCCCCTTGAACCGGGAGATTACTCTGCTTACGACAAGCTTATGTCAACACTATATTCCGAAGAGGAACGCCATAAGATCGAATGGGCTATAGGCTCCATAGTCTCTGGCGATTCGAAGAACATACAGAAGTTTATGGTGCTGTATGGTTCCGCCGGAACGGGTAAGTCGACGGTCCTTAACATTATACAAAAGCTGTTCGAAGGATATTATTCAGTCTTTGATGCTAAAGCGCTCGGGTCCGCTAGCAACTCGTTTGCGCTTGAGGCGTTCAAGACGAATCCGCTTGTAGCTATTCAGCACGACGGAGATCTTTCGAGGATCGAAGACAACACTCGACTTAACAGCCTTGTATCTCATGAGTACATGACCGTCAACGAAAAGTTTCGTTCAACATATACGAATCGGTTCAACTGTTTTCTGTTCATGGGTACTAACAAGCCCGTAAAGATCACGGACGCAAAGTCGGGTCTTATTCGAAGGCTTATCGACGTTTCTCCTTCTGGCGAAAAACTGCCGGCCAAGGAATACAAGACGATCATGAACCGTATTGATTTCGAGCTCGGTGCGATAGCCTCGCATTGTCTTGATGTATATTCGAACGATCCTGGACGGTATGACGATTATATTCCTACGTCGATGCTTAGCGCGTCTAACGATTTCTATAACTTCGTTCTCGATTCTTTCTTTGTGTTCAAGAAGGACAACGGAGTTACTATGAAATCCGCATGGGAGATGTACAAGACTTATTGCGAAGACGCAAAAGTTCCGTATCCGCTTCCCAAGCGTATATTTAAGGAAGAACTTAGGACATATTTCCAAGATTACAAAGAGCGTTACATAACCGATGACGGTACACGAGTTCGAAGTTATTTCATGGGCTTTAAGTCGGACAAGTTCGAAACGGAAGACGAGCCTAAAGAAGAACCAGAGCAGCATACTCTTATAAACTTCGACGCTACCGATTCTATATTTGACAAGGAATACGCCGATTGTCCAGCGCAATATGGCAGCTCGAAGGAGACTCCGTCTAAGAGGTGGGATGATGTAAAGACTAAGCTCTCCGATTTGGATACGTCCAATCTTCATTACGTACGGGTTCCAGAGAATCATATCGTCATAGACTTCGATATTCCAGACGAGAGCGGAAACAAGTGCTTCGAGAAGAATTTGGAAGCTGCTAGCAAGTGGCCTCCTACTTATGCTGAGCTCAGCAAAAGTGGGCAAGGCATTCATCTCCATTATATTTATACCGGCGACGCCTCAAAGCTTAGCCGAGTCTACGACGATCGCATTGAAGTCAAGGTGTTTACTGGAAAGAGCTCTCTTAGAAGAAAGCTTTCTAAGTGCAACAACCTGCCGATTGCGAAGATCAGCTCTGGTTTACCACTGAAGGAGGAGAAAAAGGTGGTAACTTCTAATACCATCCAGAGTGAGAAAACCTTGAGAATGATGATCAAGCGTAATCTCAACAAAGAGTATCATGCGGCGACGAAGCCTAGCGTAGACTTCATTCATCATATTCTTGAGGAAGCATACAAAAGCGATCTGCATTACGACGTTACCGACATGAGAAACGCCGTTCTTGCGTTTGCTGCCGGTAGCACGCATCAGGCCGACTATTGCATCAAGCTCGTTAACAAGATGAAGTTCAAGTCTGCCGAATCGTCTCCGAATACCGTAAACGATTCCGCAAAGCTCGTATTTTACGACATTGAGGTTTTTCCGAACCTGTTCCTAGTCAACTGGAAGATGGAAGGAGAAGGAAAGCCGGTTGTCAGGATGATCAATCCTACGCCTGCCGAGATCGAAGATCTTATTCAGTTCAAGCTCGTAGGATTCAACAACCGTCGCTACGACAATCATCTTATTTATGCTAGACTCATGGGTTACACGAACGAGCAACTTTACAAGCTTTCGCAGAAGATCGTAAGCGGAGATCGAGGCGCGTTCTTTGGCGAGGCGTACAACATATCCTATACGGATGTTTACGACTTCAGCGCAAAGAAGCAATCACTTAAGAAGTGGGAGATTGAACTCGGTATTCATCACCACGAGCTTGGCCTTCCTTGGGATCAGCCAGTTCCGGAAGAGATGTGGACGAAGGTCGCTGAGTACTGCGACGACGACGTTATTGCTACTGAGGCCGTATTCAATCACAACAAGTCGGACTTCATAGCTCGAGAGATTCTGGCCGATGTTGCGGGCATGACGGTAAATGATACGACAAACTCGCTCACCACACGAATCATATTTGGTAAGGAGCGTCATCCGGAACTGGTTTACACTGATCTTTCCGAGACGTTCCCAGGATACGAGTTCGTATATTCTGACGAGGACAAGCATTATCACAACATGTATCGTGGAACAGATCTTGGATTTGGAGGATATGTCTATGCTGAACCCGGCATGTATACCGACGTAGCTCTTATTGACGTCGCATCGCTGCATCCGCATTCCATCGTTGCTATGAATTGCTTCGGCGAGTATACCAAAAATTTTAAAGACATCATTGACGCTCGTATCGATATTAAGCACGAGAATTACGAGTCAGCTAAGAAGCGTCTTAACGGAAAGCTCGCTAAGTACCTCGATGGAGATTATAATTCCAAGGATCTCTCACAGGCTCTGAAGATTGCAATCAACTCTGTGTACGGTCTCACGTCGGCCAAGTTCGATAATCCTTTCCGGGATATTCGTAACAAGAACAACATCGTAGCTCTGCGCGGAGCATTGTTCATGAGAACTCTCCAAGACGAGGTTGAGGAACGAGGATTCACCGTCGCTCATATTAAGACGGACTCGATCAAGATCCCTAACGCGACTCCTGAGATTATTCAGTTCTGCATGGACTTCGCTAAGAAGTACGGATATACGTTCGAGCACGAAGCGACTTACGATCGCATGTGTCTTGTGAATGGTAGTACTTATATTGCTCGATACAGCAACGACGAATCCGTAAACGGCAATCATGTTGGTCAGTGGACTGCAACGGCTGCACAATTCCAGATCCCTTATGTGTTCAAGACTCTATTTTCTAGGGAGCCTATTGAGTTCAAGGATATGTGTGAGACCAAGGAGGTCAAGACCGCGCTATATTTGGACATGAATGAAAATCTTCCTGAGGGTGAGCACAACTATCGATTCGTTGGAAAGGTTGGAGAGTTCTGTCCTGTAAAGCCCGGAAGCGGAGGAGGAGAGCTTCTTCGTCAAGGAAAGGACAAAGAAGGAAACGTTAAATATTCTTCGGCCACTGGAGCCAAGGGCTATCGATGGCTCGAATCCGAGATGGTTAAGGAACTCGGAAAGGAAGACCTTATTGATCGGAGCTACTACAACAAGCTCGTAGACGAAGCTGTCGAAACCATTAGTCAATACGGCGATGCTACTTGGTTCTCTTCTGGTGATTGATTTCGCGAAAACCGCAACTCCTTTTATGGAACGGAAGCTCTAGGAAAAGGAGAATGCTATGAGTACAGAAGAGCTTGCCAATGTTGTTACTAATGAACTCGTTTTTACTAACACGATGCTGATTATTACAGCTGTCGCATTTGTGATAGCTCTAATATATTTATACATCAAAGTTAGAGATCAGGAGGACAAGATTAACGACTTAAACAGGCAAATCAAGTACTACCGTAATCGTTATCGCAATTCTAGGTACTAGTTCCAAAACAGGACGCTGAGATTTCTTGGCGTCCTCTTTTCTGAAAACCATTTTGTAAAGGAATAAATAATGGCTTACAACAATATTGACAATCTGTGCATCGAGAACGCTCGTATCATGTTCCGTAACTTCAAGGGCGAAGAGACTAAGTACAACCGCGAGGGCAACCGTAATTTCTGCGTAGTTATTCCCGACGACGATCAGGCCAGGCATCTTCTGGATGATGGCTGGAACGTTCGTACGCTTCCTGCTCGAGACGAGGACGAGTCCGATACGCACTATATTAACGTGACGGTTAGCTTCCGTAACATTCCTCCTAAGGTCGTCATGGTTACTAGCAGGAACCAGACCATTCTCGACGAGGAGTCGGTGGGAACGCTTGACTACGCTGAGATCCGCAACGTCGATCTTATTATTCGTCCTTATCAGTGGTCCGTTAATGGCAAGTCTGGAGTTAAGGCTTATCTGAAGACTGGATATTTCACAATCGAGGAAGACGAGTTCGCAGATAAGTACGCTCAGGACGACGCTCCTTGGAACGAGTAACGCGTAATTAATGGGAGAGCCTCGGAGAAATCTGGGGCTCTCTTTTATATTTAAGGGGCGTTGCATGGGCATTGCGAATCACATCAAGCGTTGGAATATTTGGAGAAAGGGTAGCTTAAACGGGCCTTTCTATAAACTTGCGGTTCTGTTTGGAATCATCAAATTTCCCTCTTTTGAACTAGCGTTTAAGGATGATGCTAGATTCGCTTATACTAATACGATGCTGATTATTAGGACTATCGTGTGATCGAAGAGAGAGAGGCCGCCACATGGAAAACGAATACAAGGAAGTATATTTCGCAGAGTATTGTAATAAGTGTACGTTTTGTGACGCAAAGGAGACCGACTATCCTTGCAACGAATGCCTTGAAGAGCCTGTAAACATATATTCTCATAAGCCGATAAAGTTTAAGGAGAAGTAATATGTACATCGTTCAAAGCGAGGGTCACGTCTCAACTAAGGCGCTCAAGGAAGTTCATAAAGAGCTCGTTCGGCAGGCTAAGGAAGGCGTTATGGTCCTTCCTTGTAATTTTAAACTTGTCGGAGTTGTGGAAGACCAATCTGTCGAGGCGATAGGAGTCCAGCCCGAAATTCCCGTCGGTTTTTCCGATTAGTTTATAGCACCATATTTCGAGAGGAGGTGAGCAATGGCTGGGATAAAACTATATGATTATCAACTTGACGCGGTAAAGCGCATGAAGAACGGATGCATATTATGTGGCGGAGTTGGTAGCGGAAAGTCGTTCACCTCATTGGCATATTACTATCTCCAAAACGGGGGAAAGATAAACGGCAGCAACTACAAGCACATGAACAAGCATCCGAAGGATCTTTATATTATTACAACCGCTCGTAAACGAGACACTAAAGAATGGGAGGGAGAGCTCTGTCCATTTTTGCTTTCTCCTCACAAGGACGTAAACCATTACGACAACAAGGTTGTAATCGATAGCTGGAACAACATCAAGAAGTACGCCGAGGTTACTAACGCCTTCTTTATATTTGACGAGCAGAGAGTCGTCGGGAGCGGAACTTGGGTTAAGACTTTTCTCAAGATTGCAAAGAGGAACAAATGGATATTACTATCGGCCACTCCTGGAGACACTTGGAGCGATTATATTCCGGTGTTCATAGCTAACGGATTCTACAAGAATCGAACCGCATTCACTAGAGAGCATATCGTCTACAAACGATTCTCTAAATTTCCCCAGATCGATTTTTATCTTAACACCGGTAAGCTCATCAAGTATCGCAATCAGATTCTAGTAAACATGGATTTCAAAAGAACCACCGTTTCTCACCACGAAGACATATTTGTAAGCTACGACATAAAGACTTATAAGGAAGTGACGAAGAATCGTTGGGATCCTTATAGGAATGCTCCGATCGAAAACGCTTCGGGGCTTTGCTATGTTTGGAGGAAGATTGTAAACACAGACGAGTCGAGGCAGCAGTCAGTTCTAGAGATATTCGAGAAGCATCCACGAGTAATCATATTTTACAACTTTGATTACGAATTGGAAATTCTACTAAGTATGTATTACGGAGAAGGAGTTGAGATCGCCCAATGGAACGGTCATGCTCACGAGCCAATACCTAAGAGTAAGAGTTGGGTATATCTTGTACAATACGCGGCCGGCTGCGAAGGATGGAATTGTGTAAAGACGGACACCATCATATTCTATTCTCAGAACTACTCGTACAAAGTCATGCACCAAGCTTCAGGAAGGATTGATCGACTCAACACGCCATATAAAGATTTACATTACTATCATCTTAAAAGTAGATCCGGAATAGATACGGCAATAAGTAGAGCATTGAAGCAAAAGAAGAACTTCAACGAAAACCGCTATGTCAATCGGAAGTAAAGGTGGTTTTACGATGTGCAAGGACGAGGCGTCGGATCGCATAAAACAAATCGCAAGTAATCTCGAATTCCGGAAGGATCCAAAAGAGTATATTTCAATGCACAAGAACCTGTTTGTTAAGGATTCTTTTGAACTTGAAGAAGAGAAGACACCGTTCGAGCTTATCATAAAGGAGCTTGAGCGTTGCGAGAGATCGATGCGTCAGTTCTTAGACGAATATACGAATATGAATTAAAGGAGACCCATGATCAGCATCAGCAACACCGTCACACCTAGCTCTAAGCAGTGGGAACGCATTATTGCGGGAATGCGCAATCCTATGAACAGCTGGACGAATTCGGACACAGCATATTTCGAAGACGATATTGTGATCGGAGACAATGACTACAACCTCATAAAGCGGTTATGCAAGGCTGGAACAGACCATAGAAAGTTCACACGAATGATCACGGTCTATGCCGATATTCTGGCCCCTCTATATTGGTGGAAGGAGTTCGACACTTACAAAGTCGGGACGGTTGCAAATTCTTGCAGCACGATGCATAAGATCGCTGCTAAGAAATTTACGCTTGACGATTTCTCTCACGAGCGTCTTAGCGAGCACAGTCTGTATGCTCTTAATAACGTCATCGAAACCCTTAACACATATCGCGGTTTCTATATCAGCAATAATAACGAGGAAGATTGGTGGCAGATGATTCAGTTGCTTCCGTCTTCATATAATCAGACTCGAACGGTTATGCTAAACTACGAGGTTCTCGCTAATATTTATAAATCTCGTAAGCAGCATAAACTCTACGAGTGGCGAGACTTCTGCGAATGGATTGAAGGTCTTCCATATTCTTGGATGATTACTAACGATCGTTGGTAAGGAGCAAGATCAATGTCCGACTTCATAGCTAACTGCGAAAACTGCATACATTTTCATGTTTGCAAGCGCGCCGATGAATACTCCGAGGCCGTTCAGGTTCTCGAAAACGAGGCTAGCGTTTTTGACGATCTAGTAAATATTCGTATCAAGTGCCGTTATTTTTACTACGTAAACGAGGTTAAGGAACGTTATGCTGGTTAATTTCGTTCGCAGATTCGGCGTTCGACCAGAAAGGAGCTTTTTCAACATGCTGGAGCACTTTGGCGATATCAGCCCCGATTATCTTACCAACCAGATTAATTTTTCAGTGGATTTTTCGCTTGATATGGATGGCGACCTAGGAGAACAGCTCGAGTCCGATACGGACAAGTTGTTCGAAATGTTCGAAGCCTATCTTGGAGTCAAGAGAAAGGAAAACACTATGATGACTCCCGATCGCGTCCTCTTCAGCGGCCCCGCCACCATCGTCTTCTGGCCCGATGGGACGAAGACGGTCGTCAAGTGTGCCGAGGGCGACGATGTCATCTTCGACCGGAAGACCGCAATCATGTGGTGCTTCATGAAGAAGATGTTCGGCACCACCAGTCATGTCAACAAGATGTTCGACGATCTCATTCGTAAGGCCTTCTTCGGTTACTAAACCGCTTTATCGTTTGGTCCGGGGCGCTTCCACAGGCCCCGGCTTTATTTAGGGGAGTCACATGAGTCAGGTCTATGTTTGCGATCGTTGCGGTGCCATCATAAAGGATAGACGTAAAATTAGAACCGTCGGAATTTATGACAATTTCGGACTAGGTAAATTCAATGATAAAGGAGACCTTCGCACTGAGTGCCTAAAACAGCTAGACCTTTTTATGCATACAAGCCGGTATAAAGAGGAGTAAAATGTCAAGCATAAAAATCTGTGATCATTGTGGGAAAAAGCTTTTTGCATTTAATAAAAAGTTATTCATTTCGGCCGGATACGGCCCGCTTACATTATATCACTATGACCTTTGCCCCGAATGTGCACAGAAGTTCTTCGACTGGATATATGACGACCAGAACGATAAGAAGGAGAACTAAATGAAGTACGTAAAGAAGCCCGTTGTTGTCGAAGCTTGGAAGACCGGATCTGACGAACCCGTTCCCGATTGGCTTTATGAAGCATTTGACACCGCAAAGGTTGTTTGCTGCGGTGACCTCTATTACGTCGAAACCCTCGAAGGTGTAATGACCTGCAACGACGGAGATTATATTATTCGCGGTGTTAGTGGAGAACTGTATCCGTGCAAGGAAGATATTTTCAACGAGACGTATAGCAAGATCAAGACTTATTACAAGGAGGACTAAATGCTCGACGTATTTTTTAGCGGATTTTTCTTTGCGCTCGGCGCGCTCGCTGCTGTGCTATTCGCGTATGTTATTTTGTCTGTGCTGCAAGTTATAGTAGTTTTTGTTTCTGCATTCGTCAATGGACTTATTAAGTATTCAAATAAGGATTAAGGAGCAAAACGATGGATAATCGTCGTACCCCTAAGCTTAAGACCGGCGATCCCGTTAAGATGCGCGCTCCTGGAAATCAATTTAAGTACAACATCGTCAAGGATTGCTATTGGGACGAGAAGCTTAACGATTACGTTTACGAAGTTCGTGAGAAGGCTCCGCTCCATATTTACCACGCCAAGCAGCTTCTTCGTGCTGGGGAGCGAGAGTTCGACATTGCGCTCGAGCATTATCACACTGGAAAGGCCGAGTTCGATGAGCAGGGTTGGCTCGTAGATATTTCATCGAAAGAAGGTCAATAAGGACGGAACAAACTAAAGCTCGTCATCTTTTCCCGGGGCGCTTTCACAGGTCCCGGGTTTTTACATCTGATATACCCTCAAAGTATAGACGAATGGCTCTTCGAGAACGCGTTTTTTTTCGACGAAGAGACCGGAGAAACGAATGTGACGAGAGAGGAGACGCCGTTTATGACGCCTAATGAGTACCAAAAGGAAGCACTTCGTACCGAGCGAGCTATGAACAAGCAATATCCTCGTATCCTTAACGGAGTTATGGGTATGAACGGAGAGGCAGGAGAGTGCATCGATCTACTTAAGAAGCATTATTTCCAGGGTCACGATCTCGACGTTGAGCATTTGGCTAAAGAGATCGGGGACGTTCTTTGGTATGTAGCCATCAGCGCCGACGCAATCGGTTATACTCTTGAGGATATTATGCAGCTGAATATTGATAAACTCGACGCGCGTTATCCTTACGGATTCGAAGCTGAGCGAAGCGTTAACCGAAAGGCAGGCGATATTTAAATGGCTAAACTTAGTATATGCTATCTTTGTGACGGTAAGTGCTGCCAAGATCCGATATATTGCTATAAAAACGGAAGCGATTGCAGACATACAACCGATCTTGACCACGCCTTAAATTATTCTTCCGTGCCAACAGAGGAGGAACTCGTTGCATATTTCAAGCATATAGGTTTTGATGTATATTTCGAAAAAGGTTAAATCATGTCGATTATAGATTTGATGCTTTTGATCCTGATTACTGTTCTGATTTGTGGAGCTGTTGGATCGGTCCTTGTTGGTGTTGGGCTGTGGATCATTTACAAGAAATGGTAAGGAGACGAATGATGATCGACGTTCTCGTTCTTTTTCTGCTAACGTCGTTATTTTGCATATTAGTACTTGTTCCGGGGATGACCATAGGAGTTTTTATCTCTCTTCTGATCGGAGGAATTCCTGGCATTTTCATCGGCGCGATTGTCGGGACCTTCATTTGTGTGAAGATGTTCCGTTGGCTAGACTCTATCGATTAGATCAAACCGTCAAATAGGACGCGATTAAAAGGATGGATCGATGATCAAGAAATTGGATCAGATTGGCGGTGCCGTATTTGTCGCATTGTGCATAATCGCCGTCATGGTTTCGATTTCGGTGTTGATATATTTTATGCCTGATGGGCCTTCGGACGATACTAGCGAAGAGACGATCGAGACGGTTGTAATGGATAAGGCAGATTCCACTGGGGATATTTCCACAAAGGCTGAGAAGACTGTCGAAACAAGCACGCCTGATAATAAGGAGACAGAACCTCAGCAGCCTTCTGCATCTGTAGAGGATGCCTCAGAACCCGAGAAGGATATTTACGACACACACTGCCCCGAGGATCTGAGTTATGCTGCTTGGTATTACGGAGAAGGAGCCTATAATCACGACGAGGCGCTTGTGATAGAGAATGGTGACGGTAGCTTTTACATGCCGCGTTCTTCTAATTATGAAGAGTGGTTTGCCAATCATGTCGACAATTGCCCATATGCGTTCCATGATGGCCCGGATTACGGAATTCCCGACTGGCTCTATAAGCAGCTTCTCGATAGCAGGAACGACGATGCCGTTTAACGGAAAGGCTAGCAGACACTGAAAGGGAGTATGAAAAATGAAGACTTTATTCAATTTCATTATGTTCATTATTACTGGACCGTTTTGGCTTGCTTGGTGCCTTATTAAATGGCTGATTAAGCACTAGAAAAAGTTGAGCCTCGGAGAAATCTGGGGCTCTTTCTTTTTTTTGTTTTCGCGTAAATAGCAAGCTGTTTTATGGAGTTATAATACCAACAGAAAGGAAGTGTCATGGACGGTTACATTTTGCTGGCAGCCGCTGTAGTCAGGCAGGCGGCGAAGGACTACCGAGATCTTCTGATAAGGGCTGAGTATTTACGTAGAAATAATATGAGCCTTCGTGAGAACGTTAGGGTTGATAGTGACAATTACTATCGGCCTCTTATCGATCGAATCAAAGAGCTTGAGGATTTCTTCTACGATGATAGCAACCTTCTGCTCAGGGGTATCGACGGTGGTACAGTCGTTAAGAAGATTAGAGACAGCGTGACAAAGGGTGAACCCATTACATTTAGCACAAGGATATTCTAGCTCCACAGAAAGAGTCTCAGAGAAATCTGGGGCTCTTTCTTTTTATAAACTTTTGTTTATACGTTATAACAATAGTATATAAAATTCGTGGCCATTTTTGTGGCCACTTTTTGGCCAGAAAAAGTTTAAAAATGGGCGTTTTTGGGTTCCGCACAAAGAATTCATAAAGCTTAAAGAAACCTTTGGCCAATTTTGTGGCCAATTGCCCACTTTCGTTTTTAAAAGTGGCCACGATTTTTTGCTTGTTTACCTGCGATTTTGTGTGAAATGGCCAATTGCCCACTTATTTCTTCTATTAGTTAAAAAGTAAAAATATAATAATTGTTATATAATAATTATTATATAATAATTGTTATAAAACGTGGTATAGAGAAGTTGCAAATAAAAGTGGGCTTTTGGCCACAAGAGTAGAAAGGAGCAAAACCAGATGTATAAGAAAGGCAGCGACTACATTAAAGAATGGAGTTACGTTGACAATAGAATGGCGTATCTCAAACTTGATACCGAACCGGTAGAAGCATATAAGATGGGTCTTATCTATAGCGGCTACGGGAACGACGATGTTGAAAGCTGGCGAATGGTAGGACCTAAGACTGTAGAATATTCTCTTTATAACGGAAGCAAGTTTCTATATACCTATCCCGAGAACTCTTTTCGATATTTATCGGAATCTACAACAGAGGACGGAGACGTTGACGAAGAACGACTCAAAGAGAAGCTGGGCAACAATATTCGTTCCGTATTGAGCGAGAAAGGACTAACTCAAGGGGTTTTGGCTAGAGAGACCGGCATATCTCCAATGTCAATAAACAAATATTTGAACGGAGTGATGGCACCAGGATTTATATCTCTTTACAAGATTGCGAAATTTCTTGGTCGTACAATAGACGAACTTATTTCTTAAGGAGGATGCTCAAATTTTGATAGCTATATAAGCCATCTCATATATTTCAGATAGGAGAATCTATGACTATGCTATTCTATGACCATGAAGTGTTTTATAACAACGACGAAGTTATCGACCATCTTTATAGGTTAGTCTTCGATATTCCTAGCAAACTCGATCCAGACTTAGTTCTCGGACCGTGCGATTCTCTAATGAATGCCATCGACGACATATTTGGCGTGTCAACCGTTCTGCATGTAACTAGTTCGGACCAGTCAGAACAAGTCGAATGTAGCGTCGAAATTTACGGAGATAACGAGAAATCCATCGAACAGGCGAAACACGTTTACCACGATATTATCAACGATGCACTGCGAAACCAGACAACTTCTATCGAGGATGTGTATATTTTGGCAGACCACATTAAGCATGACGCAGATCCTATCAATGAGACCGAAGAGAACACGCCTAAGGATATTCTGACAACTGCTCGCGGAAAGGTCATTCGTCCGAAGACCGCCGGACAAATCCGCTATGTGAATTCAATCAAGGATAACACGATCACGTTTGGCGTTGGGCCTGCGGGTACCGGAAAGACATATCTGGCTATGAGCATGGCTGTTTCCGCTCTTAGGCGGAAAGAGGTGAGTCGTATTGTTCTGACACGTCCGGTAGTAGAGGCTGGCGAATCTCTTGGATATTTGCCGGGAACTCTTGAGGAAAAGTTTAATCCATACGTCAGGCCTCTTTATGATGCGCTCTATGACATGGTTGGATCTCAGAAAGCAGATGAGTATATTTCAAAGGGTGTCATCGAGATTGCGCCTCTCGCATTTATGCGTGGTCGAACTTTGAATGACGCATTCGTTATTTTGGATGAGGCTCAGAATACTACACCTGATCAGATGAAGATGTTCCTCACTCGTCTCGGATTCAATTCGAAGTTCGTTATTACTGGCGATGTGAGTCAACGGGATATTTCTTCAACGAACGGACTCGAGTCTGCCGAGAAGGTACTTTCCGACGTTGATGATATTTCGTTCGTAAAGCTCGGTCGCAATGACATCGTTAGGCATTCGCTTGTCGCTCGTATTGTTGACGCATACGATAGCTACAACGAGATGTAATTAAAGAGAAGATCCTTGGAGAAATCTAGGGCTCTTCTTTTTGTTCTTTCGCGGGGATTTCAGTTCCTTTTATGGAAGGTAAACTTCGTTTAAGGAGGCTTATTATGAAGTATAAGACTATCGAGGCAAGCCGAGAGTTGCGCCTTTGGATAGTACAAGTGATTGTTCCCGCTGTAACCGCGGGAATCATCATCGCGTCAAACCAAAACACGCGCACTTGGATTTTCGATAGGGTTAACCAAATGAAGGCAAAAGTCGAACAACAGTTTACCAAATAAAAGTTAGAGCCTTGGAGAAATCTAGGGCTCTTCTTTTTGTCTTATTTTTGTCTTCTTTTTGTCTTATTTTTGTCTTATTTTTGTCTTATTTTTGTCTTATTTTTGTCTTTTAAGTTTCGCGAAAATTTCATGCTCTTTTATGAAGAGGAGTATACACGTCGGCGGTTGTCGATTACATCTCCTTTTACGTTTGTCGTAAAAACGAGGAGGAGACACTATTATGACCAATGAAACGAAACTCGAAAGAGATTTTCAAGCGAAGCTCATTAAGGAACTGAAGAAACGATTTCCGGATTGCATGGTAATGAAGCTCGACTCTAGCTATATTCAAGGGATTCCCGATCTTCTTATTTTGCACAACAATCATTGGGCGTGCCTTGAAGTTAAGAAATCTGCGAAAGCATCTCATCGACCTAATCAAAACTACTATGTTGATAAGATGGATGAAATGTCTTTCGCCTCTTTTATATTTCCAGAGAACAAGGACGAAGTTTTGGATGCCTTGGAGGAAGCATTCAAATGATATTTTCTGTAAAGGAGAGAACCGATGAAATTCAACAATCACTACAATCTTGCCGGCCGTCATGCATTTCTTAGTGCTAGTAAGTATCACTGGATAAACTACGATAATGATAAACTGGTAGAGTCATATTCCAGATTCCAAGCCATCGCAAAAGGAACCGAGCTTCACGAGTTTGCTTCCAAGTGCATCGAACTTGGTCAGAAGCTTCCGCGATCTAAGAAGACTCTGAACATGTTCGTCAATGATGCTATTGGTTACAAGATGGTGTCAGAGCAAGTTCTATATTATTCGGACAACTGCTTCGGTACCGCCGACGCTATATCTTTCCGAGATGGACTGCTTAGAATTCACGATCTCAAGACTGGAATCACTCCTGCGCATATGGAACAGCTTATGATTTATGCCGCTCTATTTTGTTTAGAGTATCGTGTCAAGCCAGTCGAGATCAACATGGAACTCAGGCTGTATCAGTCCGACGAAATTATCATACATAATCCCGAAGTCGACGAGATCGCACCAATCATCGACAAGATCATCACGTTCGACAAACTGATAGACAAGGCTAAATCAGAGGAGGTCTAACTATGAATCCAGTCGCCGAAGATATTTTGATGCATTATGGCGTTAAGCGGCGTTCTGGTCGCTATCCCTGGGGAAGCGGAGATAATCCTTATCAGCATAGCGGAGATTTTCTTAGTCGAGTTCAGGACCTTAAGAAACAAGGTCTGACCGAAAAGGAAATCGTTAATGCTATGGGTCTCGATTCCACCACCCAGCTTCGCGTCGCCTATAAGACCGCTAAGAATGAACGGCGCCGTCTTCAGGTAGACCGGGCCAAGTCTCTTAAAGAGGATGGCCTCAGCCCTACTGAAATCGGAAAGAAAATGGGCCTCAACGAGTCTACTGTTCGCTCTCTTCTCAACGAGGGTTCTGAGAAGCGAATGAATCAAGGAGCCAAGACCGCCGATATGCTTAAGGAAGAGCTTAAGACTAAGCATATTCTTGATGTTGGCGCTGGTGTCGAGCGAGAGCTCGGAGTTTCTAGGAACACTCTCGAAGAAGCTATATTTATGCTTGAGGCCGAAGGCTACAAGAGCTATGGTGTCGGTATTCCTCAGGTAACTAATAAGGGTAAGCAGATAAACACTCAGGTCCTTTGTGATCCCGACATTTCTTACAAGCATATTTATGACAACATGGGCGATATTCAGTCTGTTGGCGAGTATCACTCTACTGATGGCGGAAAGTCTTGGGATAAGCGAGAGTATCCTGCTAGCATTAAGTCGGATCGAGTTAAGATTTCTTATGCTGAGGATGGTGGAATCGATAAAGATGGCGTTATCGAGATTCGTCGAGGTGTGAAGGATCTTGATCTCGGAAATTCGCACTACGCTCAGGTTCGCATCATGGTTGATGGCTCGCATTATCTTAAGGGCATGGCCATGTATTCGGATGATATTCCTGATGGTGTTGATATTGTGTTCAATACCAACAAGAAACGCGGAACGCCAAAGCTTGACGTCCTCAAGCCCATTAAAGAGGATCCCGACAATCCGTTCGGCGCATATATTAAGGCTGATGGACAGAGTTGGTATATTGATAAAGATGGTAAGAAGAAGCTTTCTGCTATAAATAAGCTTAAAGAAGAGGGCGACTGGGACACTATGAGTCGCAGCCTGTCTTCTCAATTTCTTTCTAAGCAACCAATGCAGCTTATTAAGAAACAGCTTGGCCTTACATATTCTGATGCTGAGGCACAATTCGATGAGATCAAATCCCTAACCAATCCAACGGTTAAGAAGAAGATGCTTCTCGATTTCGCCAACGAATGTGACTCTGCTACTGTGCATCTTAAGGCGGCCGCTCTACCTCGACAGTCTACTCGTGTTATTCTTCCTCTTACTAAGATCAAGGACACAGAAGTCTATGCTCCATATCTTAAGGATGGAGAGAAGGTAGCTCTCGTTCGATATCCTCATGGCGGAACATTTGAGATCCCAGAGCTTCGAGTAAATAACAAGAACCCGTCCGCCAAGAAAATACTTGGTAACGCCATAGACGCGATTGGTATTAATTCAAAGGTAGCAGAGCGACTCTCTGGTGCAGACTTCGATGGAGACACGGTAGTCGTTATTCCTCTTAACAGCAAGGTGAAGGTCAAGTCTACCCAGCCACTCAAGGGTCTTATTGGTTTTGATCCTAAGACTTCATATTCTACTTCTGAGCGCGTGCAGAAGCTCAAAGATAAGGGCCTTAATGAAGCAGAAATTACCAAGGAACTTAATAAGTCTGGTATTAAGATTATGACTAAGGAGCAGACCCAGAAACAAATGGGCATGATCTCAAATCTTATTACAGATATGACCCTACAAGGGGCAACTGAAGCCGAGCTTGCCCGTGCAGTACGACATAGTATGGTGGTTATTGACGCTGCCAAGCATAAACTCGACTACAAGCAATCGGAAAAAGATAATGGAATATCTGCTCTTAAGAAAAAATATCAACCTAAGTATGACGCTGATGGTAATGTCATAGGCGGAGGAGGAGCAAGTACGCTCTTATCTAAGCGTAAGCAGGATATTCGTATTCCAGAGAGGCAGGGGTCAGGTAGAATAGACCCCGATACCGGTAAAGTAACCTATAAGGAATCCGGTAGAACCTATACCGACGCCAAGGGAAATAAGGTGCTAGCCACCACCAAGGTTATGAAACTTAACTACGTCGATGATGTTCATACACTGTCGTCTGGAACTCCACAAGAGAATGCATACGCGGACTATGCTAATAAGATGAAGGCCCTAGCCAACCTCGCTCGTAAGGAATACGCCGCCACTAGTAAGCTTAAGTATTCCCCTACCGCAAAAGTCACGTATCGCAAAGAAGTCGACTCTCTCAACGCTAAGCTTAATGAGGCCGCAAAGAACGCACCTCGTGAGAGGAAAGCTCAGGCCATAGCAAATTCTGTTGTCAAGGCTAAGATGCAGGCGTATCCAGACATGGATAAGAAAGAACTTGGTAAGATTAAAACCGCTGCGCTCAACGACGCTCGCGCTTCTGTTGGCGCAAGTGGTAAGAAGACAAGAATAGTTCTTACTGATAAAGAATGGGACGCCATTCAAGCAGGCGCCATCTCTGATTCAAAGCTTACCCAGATACTTCGCTTTGCAGACCCCGACTCTATTAAACAGAGAGCAATGCCAAAGACCACTAAGCAACTGTCTACAGCTAAGATTAACAAGATGAAGAGCATGAAGAATTCTGGTTACACAATTGGACAGATTGCTGAAGCTCTTGGCGTTTCTACTTCTACAATTTCTAAGTACATCAATAACTGAAAAGAGGTGAGCAAGTCTCATGGCTAAGTTTGCTTTGACTACAATCGACAATCCTTTCGATCCTTTTGATGAGTTCGATTCTTGGTATCAATTCGATTGCGAAAAAGGTTACAATTCTTGCAACTATTTAGCTCGAATTGCTCGAACTTCTGATCAGTTTACTGATGAGGAGAATGACAAAGAAGTTGAAAGAGCAATCGACGAAATTATTAAGTTTGATTTCATGAATATTTACAAGAAAGTTTCCGATCAAAAGTAATTTTCAAACATAGGGGGGGGGTCGCGGAAAATCGCACCCCTCCCTGCATCGCGCGACTCTTTAAAAAATCCCCGGCGGGATATTTTACGGAGACTTTTTAACTTTGGATAGTATCCAGAGGGGTTCGTAAGTGGCAAAAGTTTGCCTTTTCCTCTCCTTTCGACAAACTGGTCACTCCTCCTTTCTCTGAAACTACTTGCGAACTCCTCTGGATGCTATCCAAAGTCGATAGAATGCTTACTGTAATGCGCTATATTTGGTTGAGAGGAGGCAGTAAGTGTGAGAAAAGTTAAGTCCGATTCTGCTTCTAGCAAAAGTAGAAGCATGAAGCCAGCCTTGACACCAGAAGCGCGAGAGAATCAAATGATATCTTTGGCAGTCGACCTTGCCGAGAAGCAATTGATGGAAGGTACTGCCTCTTCGCAAGTCATAACTCATTATTTGAAGCTGGCTACAACAAGAGAACGTCTCGAAAAGGAGAAACTGGAACGAGAGAACGAACTCTTGAAAGCTAAGACTGAGGCAATGGAGTCTCAGAAGCGAATCGAAGAGCTGTATTCCGAAGCTCTCAATGCTATGCGTAATTATAGTGGTCTTGGTGATAACGATGACGAAGATGAATAGATCATATTCCGAATTGTTGAAGCTCGATAGCTTTAAAGATCGCTATGCTTATTTGAGGCTTGATGGCATTGTTGGAGAATCCAAATTTGGTCATGATCGGTGGATTAATCAACAATTTTATCACTCGGACGAATGGGCGTCTATTCGAGAGAAAGTTATAATCCGAGACAACGGTTGCGATCTTGGAATAGGAGGTTATGAGATTTATGGTAGGATCTATATTCACCACATAAATCCTATAAGTCGAGAAGACATACTATCGCAAAGTTCTTTGGTGACAGATCTCGATAACATGATTTGTACAACTTTCCAAACTCATCAAGCCATTCACTACGGAGATGAGAGTCTACTTGTTACGACTCCTGTCGAAAGATTTAAAAACGACACGTGCCCATGGAAAGGATGATTTAAATGGCTAAGATTTACAAGGATTACGAGGATAAGTACGTAGCTAATAACGTTGTTTACACCGGTTATTCTTCTGAACAGAACCATAACGCAAGCGCGAAGAAATAGGCTTGTCTCGCTTCGGTTACCCCGACTAGGGATTCTTCTGGCAGCATAGTGTCTGCTACTCGAATCGACAAGGATTCGTTTATCGATCTTTTCCGTAAAGGAGCGATTATTTGCGTCGATCCCGAAGGAACCATGACAAAGCCGACCTATTATACTCCCGATAATTTCGGAATCGATTTCCGAAGCGATGTCTATTATGCCTATGCCACATTCACTAATAAGGCCGGAGATTCCGTTCTTGTTCTTTCTGAAGAGGCTTACGATCTCGATCTGCGAACCTTTACCGCTTAACTAACTTCCCAAAGAAAGGTTGATTTAAATGGATAAGATTTACAAGGATTACGAGGATCAGTATATCGCTAACAATATCGTTTATGCTCCAACTTTGGACAGCGAATATAAATTAATCCACGAAAAAAAGTTGGCTACGGTTTTGCGTCGGAGGAGCCTTGTATTAGGAACGGCAAGTTAGTAAGCGCCGTTAAAATCGACAAGGATACGCTCCTCGATCGTGTTCTTAAAGGAGCCGTCGTTTGTTTCGTAGACCCACCTAATGGTATCTTCGAGTATTTTATCCCGGTCAGCGTCGCGATTCGTAAAATGAGTAATAAAGTCAGCTTTACCGATATTATAGTATCCAACTTAGACGCACTTATGACGGTGCATCTCGTATCGTCAGAAGCGATTCTGGAAGAACTCGGTAATAGCCCAGACTGGTCGTAGTTAAAAGGAGACGGTTATGTTCAAGTGCTTTGTAAAGGCGATTAAGAAGACGGTTAAGACGGTTAAGACCATCGTTCGCGTCGTCTCCAAGGCGCTTGAACGTACCGTCGACTCTATAATCGAAAACGAGGTTGAAATGGCCAAAGCCAAGACGGAGGCAGCGAAGACCGCGTTCGATGTCACCGAGGCTTTCGTAGCCAACAACCGACTCGTTGCTTTTGTCGGTTTCACGGCTCTCGGTCTTGGTCTTGGCACTTTCTTCGCTGCCATGTACGTTTGTCATGCTCCGTGCTGCAATAAAATGGAGGTGATTTAATGGATAGCATTCTAACGTCAATCAAGAAGCTGCTCGGTATCACCGAAGAGTATACGCACTTCAATCCCGACATTATTACGCACATCAATTCTGCCTTTTTCACGTTGACGCAACTCGGCGTCGGTCCTTCCGAAGGATTTTCCATAAAGGACTCTTCTGAAACGTGGGATGATTTCCTCTCGAACGCAAACAGCAAGAATCTCGAAGCTGTTAAGTCCTACGTCTATCTCAAGGTTAAGCTTCTATTCGATCCTCCGCTTACATCTTCCGTAACCGAGGCCATCAAGAGCCAGATTAGTGAGTACGAGTGGCGGCTCAACGTAGAGGCTGATAACTCGAAGACTTAATAGAGAGGAGGAATTCAAAATGGATAACGAACTCTATCATTACGGCGTACTCGGAATGAAGTGGGGTGTAAGGCGTTCTCGTAGCAAGAGCTCTTATATTTCAAAGAAGAAGCGTAAGAAGGCTGCCTCTACGAAGAACATGAGCGCCGATGCGAAAGAAGCCGCTCGTCTCAAGAAGAAGGGCGTCAGCCAGATGTCAAATGCGGAACTTCGTAAGTATAACGAACGAAAGCAGCTCGAGCAGCAGTACGCAAAGCTTAATCCGAGTAACATTAAGCGCGGAATAGCAATAGCCGGTACTGTCGCGGGAACGCTTGGAACCGTCGCCTCTCTCTATAATAACGGTAATCAAGTTATAAACGCCGGAAAGAAGATTTTTGACGAAATCGTCAAGGCATCTAAACAGACCAAGAAGTAGGCGAACCTAATGGCATTGTCGAACACGGCCACCCCAATATATTACGGCCAATTTCGAGATGCCGTAATGCGAGGAGAAATTCCAGTAAACCGAGAGATCTCGATGGAGATGAATCGCATCGATGACCTCATTGCAAACCCCGGGATCTATTACGACGACCTCGCTGTAGAGGGTTGGATCAACTATTGCGAAAACGAGCTAACTTTAACCGATGGATCCGACCTTAAGATGCTTGATAGCTTTAAGCTATGGGGAGAGCAGATCTTTGGCTGGTACTACTTCGTTGAGCGAAGTGTTTATCAACCTTCTCCTAACGGGCACGGTGGCCACTATGTCACAAAGCGTGTAAAGAAGCGACTTATTAACAAGCAATACCTCATAGTAGCACGAGGCGCAGCAAAGTCAATGTATGGCTCGTTCATTCAAAGTTACTTCCTCAATGTCGACACCTCGACGACACATCAGATCACTACTGCTCCGACGATGCGTCAAGCAGAAGAGATAATGTCGCCTATTCGAACTGCCATCACAAGGTCTAGAGGACCGCTGTTCAAGTTCCTTACCGAAGGATCCCTGCAAAACACGACAGGCTCGAAGGCAAACCGAGTTAAGCTTGCTTCCACAAAGAAAGGAATCGAGAATTTCCTTACTGGTTCGCTTCTCGAGATCCGTCCTATGAGCATCGACAAACTTCAGGGTCTTCGAAGTAAGATCAACACGGTGGACGAGTGGCTTTCTGGAGACATCCGAGAAGACGTAATCGGTGCTATCGAGCAGGGCGCGTCTAAGAACGACGATTATCTCATCGTAGCAATGAGCTCCGAGGGAACCGTTCGAAACGGAAGCGGCGACACAATCAAAATGGAGTTGATGGACATCCTCAAAGGAGAGTACATTAACCCTCATGTGTCTATTTGGTATTACAAGCTCGATTCCGTAGACGAAGTTGCTAATCCAGAGATGTGGCTTAAGGCGAATCCGAATCTCGGAAAGACGGTTACATATGAGACCTATCAGCTTGACGTAGAACGAGCAGAGAAGGCTCCTGCGACCAGGAATGATATTTTGGCTAAGCGTTTTGGCATTCCTATGGAAGGCTATACGTATTACTTTGCGTACGAAGAGACTCTTCCTCATAGACGGCGCGATTTCTGGAAGATGCCTTGCGCGCTTGGTGCGGATCTTTCTCAGGGCGACGACTTCTGTTCTTTTACATTTCTGTTTCCGCTGCAAGATGGAAAGTTCGGAGTTAAGACTCGGAACTATATTTCTGAGATGACACTTATGAAACTTCCTGCCGCCATGAGGACTAAGTATGACCACTTTATGAAAGAGGGAACGCTCGCCGTTCTTGACGGAGCCGTTCTCGACATGATGGAGGTTTATGAGGATCTCGACAACCTTATAGTCGAAAGGGAATACGACGTTCGATGCTTCGGATACGACCCGTACAACGCGAAAGAATTCGTCGAAAGATGGGAAACCGAAAACGGTCCGTTCGGAATCGAAAAGGTTATACAGGGTATGAAGACCGAGTCCGTTCCTTTGGGCGAGTTGAAGAAACTCTCCGAAGAGCGGCTTCTTTTGTTTGACGAGGAGCTTATGAGCTTCGCTATGGGTAACTGTATCACCCTCGAAGATACAAATGGAAACAGGAAACTTCTTAAGAAGCGATATGAGGCAAAAATCGATGCTGTTGCGGCTATGATGGATGCTTTCGTTGCTTATAAACTCAACAAAGATGCGTTTGAATAGGAGGTGTGTATATGTGGACTTATAATTACACCGCTTACCCTGATGAGCTGTATCACTACGGCGTTCTTGGCATGAAGTGGGGTGTTCGTAAGAGGCGGACGACTTCTAGTGTTCATATGAATGGCGCTAAGAAAACTAAAAAGCAGCGTCCGAATGGTCGAGGAGTCGAGCCATCTCGTAGAGCCAAAATTAAGAAGGCTGTTAAGATTGGAGCGGCAGCTGCCGGAACGGCATTGGCCGTTTATGGAGCGTATAAGGCTTCGAAGTATATTAATACTACTAACGCTAAGTATCATACGGAAAATGCCGAAAGGATAGTTAAAGATTTCGACGCAAAGTATTCGAGGGATGTGGAAAGCATGTCCTCAAAGATTGCAAAGCAACGATCTCGCGTCGCAACCGGCTATAGATTGCATATGAAGCCTAGAAACGCGATGAGCGAATATAATCGATACACCCAAGAGCTGGCCGATTATAAGAGGAGCGCTAAGCGTGCGAAGTTCAAGGCTACGCGACAAGAGCTAAATAAAATTAAGACCGATAGAATGGCCGATAAGATTCGAAATACGTACGAATACACCAAGAAAAAGCGCAAGTAATTTAAAGTAGGAGGTGCATTTATGTGGACTTATAATTACACCGCTTACCCTGATGAGCTGTATCACTACGGCGTTCTTGGTATGAAGTGGGGTGTACATCGCGCTAAGGTAAATGCGAGTAAAGCTCAAAAGTACAGACGGCTTGCAGATAGTGCTAAGGCGGCCAAGTACGAAGCAAAGTCAAAGGCTATAATTTCTAAGCATAAGAGACTTGCCGGAAAGAAGGCTTTTAACCGAATTAATTCTCAGTCTACAGGCAAGCTCGTTGCTAAGTCGATGCTTATGGGAACATACGGAACTTTGAAGTATGAGCAGGCACGTGCAATGGGCGTTGATAAGGGCCGGGCGGCAGTTACGGGCGTTATGCACACGCTTGGAAACTACTTTACCAGTGGAATACTTCAAGTAGTTGAGCCTCGAGCGACCGCGATGATTAAGACCGATAGAATGGCCGATAAGATTCGAAATACGTACGAATACGCCAAGAAAAAGCGCAAGTGATTTAAAGTAGGAGGTGTGTATATGTGGACTTATAATCACACCGCTTACCCTGATGAGCTGTATCACTACGGCGTTCTTGGCATGAAGTGGGGTGTACGCAAGAGGCAAGAAAGTTCTGGGCCTCGAACTAATTGGGGGAGGAACCGGGCCTATGCTAAGGAGCAGGACGCTCTGAATAAGCAGATGTGGAAGGATACTAAGCAGAGGGTTCGATCCGGAAAGCTTAACAAGAAGAGCGCAAAGTACCATCGCGAAAAGATGCGGTACAAGAATTATAAGAGGACACAAGGAATTTATAAGAACTTCTACGGAATGAGCAAGGCCGCACGAGGGAAGCAGATGCAGAAGCTTGGAATGTCTGCTAAGCACCCAGGAAGTAGTAAGTCCGTAAAAGAGACGATCAGAGCGGACCAAGCCGCATGGGGAAAGCAGGTTGCAAAAGGATTTGTAAAAGAATTTGCAGCTCGACGGGTTGGTCAAATCGCATCCAAGGCGCTCGTTTCTGCTGGCACTGCCTACGTTGCATATCGAATGCAGCAAATGATGCGCGACAACAACGGTGTTCCTCGTCTTGAGAACAATCCGACTATTAACCTCAAGCCGTGGCAGTACAAGGTTAGCAAAAAGTAAAGCACCAGTGTCCGTTCCAAATTTTTAAGGAGGTGATGCTTCAAAATGGAGTACGGTTTTGGTTCTAGACTTAAGCACGCGTGGAACGCTTTCCTGAATAAAGATCCTACCACTTCGTCTCCGGGTTCAGGTTCGTATTATAGACCCGATCGTCCTCGTTTTACTCGTGGTAATGAGAAGACGATCGTTACGGCGGTCTATAATCGAATCGCGATCGACGTAGCGGCCGTGAGTATACGACACGTTCGACTCGACGAAAACGGTCGTTATACCGAAGACATCGCATCCGGTCTTAACGAATGTCTTACCCTTAATGCCAACCTCGATCAAACAGGCCGAGCGTTGATTCAAGACGCGGTGATGTCGATGATCGACGAAGGCTGTGTTGCCATCGTACCTGTGGATACTACAATCAATCCGACCGTCTCTGGCTCGTTCGATATTTCGAGTCTTCGAACCGGAAAGATTGTAGATTGGTATCCTCAGCACGTAAAGGTACGTATCTACAACGAGAAGACCGGCAACAAGGAAGAGGTGGTACTTCCTAAGAGGTCCGTCGCTATTATCGAGAATCCGCTTTACGCTGTGATGAATGAGCAGAACTCGACTTTGCAGCGACTCGTTAGGAAGCTAAACCTTTTGGACTTCGTCGACGATCGTAATAGCTCTGGAAAGTTGGATCTTATTATCCAACTTCCTTACGTCATAAAGACCGACGCAAGGCGAAAGCAGGCTGAGGATCGTCGCAAGGATATAGAGAATCAGCTAGCAGGTTCAAAGTATGGTATCGCCTATACCGATGGTACAGAGCGGATCACTCAGCTGAATCGACCTGTCGAGAACAACCTGATGTCTCAGATCGAATACCTGACGAGCACACTATACAGTCAGTTAGGTATCACTCAGAGCGTCATGGATGGTTCTGCCGACGAGAAGACGATGCTGAACTACAACAACCGAACCATCGAGCCGATTCTTTCAGCAATCGCCGACGAGATGAAGCGAAAATTTCTCACGAAGACTGCTAGAACGCAAGGTCAATCTATCATGTTCTTCCGTGATCCCTTCAAGCTCGTCCCGGTCAACGACATTGCTGAGATCGCCGACAAGTTTACTCGCAACGAGGTTCTCACATCCAACGAAGTTAGGCAAATCGTCGGCATGAAGCCGTCCGAAGATCCTAAGGCTGATGAGCTCAACAACAGCAACCTTCGACAGCCAGAGTACGAAGAACCGGATGATTGGGACTACGTCAACGAAGAGGAGGAATATCAAAATGGAGTATGATTTCAGTGGGTGGGCAACCCGCAATGATCTTAAGTGCTCCGACGGTCGCGTGATTCGTCGCGATGCGTTTAAGATCAACGATGGTAAGACGGTTCCTCTTGTTTGGAACCACCAGCACAACGAGGCCATGAATGTTCTCGGTCACGCTCTGCTTGAGAATCGCGACGAGGGCGTTTACGCCTATTGCAAGTTTAATGATACCGAATCTGGCAAGAACGCAAAGCTTCTTGTCGAGCATGGCGATATTTCGGCGCTTTCCATTTATGCCAATCGCCTTCAGCAGAAGGGTCCGGACGTGCTTCACGGAGAGATTCGTGAGGTAAGTCTTGTTCTTGCCGGCGCTAATCCAGGCGCCTTTATCGACTCCGTTATCAAGCATGGCGAGGAGTCTGATGATGAGGCTATTATTTATACCGGCGAGAATCTGACTCTGTATCACGCTTGTGGAGGAGGTTCCTCTTCTAGCGAGGATCCTAAGAAAAAGAAGAAAGAGGGTGCCGCATTGGAGCACGAGAAGACTGTACAGGATGTTTTTGACGAGCTTACTGACGAGCAGAAGAATGTAGTTTACGCCATTATTGGAGCCGCTCTTGAGGACAATGGCGACGATATGGACGACACTAACGACATGGAGGATACCAACATGAAGCACAACGTTTTCGACCAGGAGGAGATTGAGATGGACGGAGTCATTTCCCACTCTGACATGGAGGCCATTATCTCCGACGCCAAGCGCTATGGCTCCATGAAGGAGTCCGCGCTTCAGCACGGCATCGAGGATGTCGAGTATCTGTTCCCCGAGGACAGGACCCTCGACACCCCTCCCACGTTTATTCAGCGCGACATGGGCTGGGTAACCAAGGTTATGGGTTCCGTCCACCACACGCCTTTCTCTCGCATTAAGTCGATGTTCGCGGACATCACTGAGGACGACGCTCGTGCGAAGGGCTACATCAAGGGCAAGCTGAAGAAGGAGGAGGTGTTCTCGCTCCTTAAGCGTAGCACCACTCCGACCACTGTCTACAAGAAGCAGAAGATGGACCGCGATGATGTTGTTGACATCACCGATTTCGATGTTATCGCTTGGCTCAAGGGTGAGATGCGCATGATGCTCGACGAGGAAATCGCTCGCGCTATTCTCGTTGGTGACGGCCGTCTCGCTTCCTCCGACGACAAGATTAACGAGCAGAACATTCGCCCGATCTGGAAGGACGAGGACCTCTTTACCATCAAGGCGACTGTTACTGCCGGCTCCGATTCCGAGGAGACCGCTAAGAACTTCATCATTTCTGCAATCAAGTCCCGCAAGGACTACAAGGGTTCTGGTGATCCTACGCTCTTCACCACCGAGGACATGCTTACCGACATGCTCCTGATCACCGACACCACTGGCCGCGACCTCTACGATTCCGTCGATAAGCTTAAGACCAAGCTTCGTGTCCGCGAGATCGTCACCGTTCCCGTCATGGAGAACCTCACTGGTACTACTGGTAAGCTCGCTGGCATCATGGTCAACCTCGCCGACTACAACGTTGGTGCTGACAAGGGCGGCGCTGTGAACATGTTCGACGACTTCGACATCGACTACAACGCTCAGAAGTACCTCATCGAGACCCGTTGCTCTGGCGCGCTCGTTAAGCCTTACTCCGCTATTGCTTTCGAGATCGCTGGCTAAACCAAACTTCAAAATGGAGTGATTTTGTATGGCGAAGTTCTATGGAAACATCGGTTACGCTGAAATAGTCGAAACGGCTCCTGGCGTATGGGAATCTAAGATTACTAAACGACCGTATTACGGAGACCTTATTCGAAATGTTCGAAAGACTCAGTCTTCCGACAAGCTCAACGACGACATCAACGTTGCGAATGAGATAAGCATCGTGGCCGATCCGTTCGCCTATCAGAATTTCCATGCGATGAAGTACGTTGAGTTCATGGGGGCTAAGTGGAAGATCTACAGTGTAGAAGTCCAGTACCCTCGACTTATTCTTTCTATAGGGGGTGTATACAATGGGGACGAGGATTGAGCTTCAGGAGATGCTTGAGGATCTTCTCGGTTCTCGTAATGTATATTTTCAACCTCCTGAATCGGTTCGTATGAAATACCCGGCGATTGTATATTCTCGTTACGACATCGACTCTCGTCATGCTGGGAACAAGCCTTATATGCAGTCGCCGGCTTATCAGCTCATCGTCATCGACAAGAATCCTGACAGCGACATAGTTCTGAAGGTTTCTGGCTTGCCGATGTGTAGTTTCGACAGGCACTATACGGCCGATAACTTGAATCATGATGTGTTCACTCTATACTATTAACGGAGGTTATTCACATGGCTGCTAACGATTACAAGAAGAAGCTTGTCTGGGATAAGACCGGCGAGCGCATTTACGAGACCGGTGTCGATCACGGCGTTCTTTATCCGATCGACGGCCTCGGCAAGTACATCAATGGTGTCGCTTGGAACGGCCTTTCTGCTGTGACCGAGTCCCCCTCTGGCGCAGAGGCAAACCCGATTTACGCCGATAACGGCAAGTACCTGAACTTGTTCTCCGCCGAGGAGTTCGGCGCTACCGTCGAGGCCTACACCTACCCCGACGAGTTCGCCGCTTGCGACGGCTCCGCTACTATCGCCGACGGCGTAACCATCGGTCAGCAGGATCGTAAGACGTTCGGTCTTTCCTACCGCACCGTTCTTGGTAATGATGTTGACAACAACAACTACGGCTACAAGCTGCACTTGATTTACGGCGCTATGGCGTCCCCTTCCGAGAAGGCTTACGCTACGATTAATGACTCGCCCGAGGCTATTACCTTCTCTTGGGAGCTCACGACTACGCCTGTTAACGTTAAGGATCACAAGCCTACTGCTTCACTCACCATCGATTCTACCAAGGTCGATCCCTCGAAGCTCGCCCAGCTTGAGGAGATTCTCTACGGAAAGGATCCTACTGGCGAGGGAACTCAGGACGGAGTCGCTCCTCGTCTCCCGCTGCCCGACGAGGTCATCGAGATTCTCGCGGCTTAATCTGTTCTGCTGTTAGTTGCGTTAAAGGGGCTCTCTGCTATAGAGGGCCCCTATTTTATTTAAATTCTTTTGAAAGGAGAGCTTTACTATGCTTAAGAAGACCATTACCTATACCGACTACAACGGTGTCGAGCGCACTGAGGATTTCTACTTTAACCTGACTAAGGCCGAGCTTATGGAGATGGAGATGGGTACCGCTGGCGGTTTTGCTGAGATGATAGAGCGAATTATCGCGGCGCAGGATACTCCTACCATAATCGAGGTATTCAAGTCCATGATCCTTAAGGCTTACGGCGTGAAGAGCCCCGACGGAAAGCGTTTTGTTAAGTCCGAGGAGGTTGTAAACGCATTCGCTCAGACTGAGGCTTATTCTGAGCTATTTATGGAACTTGCTACGGATTCCAAGGCTGCTGCCGAGTTCGTTAATGGCATCATGCCTAAGGAGGCTGCTGCGCAAGCGGCGACCTCGGTTCTCAATCCGGTTTAAGTTAGACTATACCATGCGAAAGAACGAGCGTCGTATTATAATCGATTTTATGAACGGAAAGGAACAACGAAAATGAGCGATTCAATGTTTGAGACTTATGAAGATTTTGACGATCTTCACATCAAGGCGGTAAACGTTTATGGCAATGTATATGGTGAACCTAAGAATCTCTGCCGTACTTATCTCAACTCTGATGGGCCTATTCAGAGCCTAAGCGGCGAGTATACAGACGAGTTCTACGGGAAGGAAGACACCGAATACGTCGCAAATCTTTTAGAGAAGGGTCTTCTTCGTGTTCTTTGCCCTGTTACTTCCGGTCCGAACGAGATCGATCACCACGAGATATGCACGCCTATAAATTACCATGTTAACCGCAATACTGATCACAATGGTGGAGGCATCATTAACATCTTGGTTACCGTCATCGATCCGACGCCTGGAAGCACATATACGCCGATCACCTTCA